GTTCCCCCCTCATATGTACGGGGGGCGGGTGGGGGCTGTGCGGTGCACCTATGGGGGCGTGTGTGTGCTACGTGTGTGCACATAGGCGTGCCGGTGTACGTACGTGCTCGCGTAGGTGCGCTCGTGCTCGTGCACAAACGCCCAAACCTGTGCGCGTGTTCGCCTGTATGCACTCCCCCCCGTTCGTGCGGATGCGTTCGGGTGCGCGCGCGCTGGCGTCCATATAATATATTATCCCCACCAGAAACATTTCTCAGCAATTTTTACGGATCAGGAGTCATGACCCGTGTTGTTTCAACTGATGTGCCGAATTGATACCCCTATAACAAAACACCCCCCGATAAACGGAGGGTATTTCTTGTCGCTGTGATACGCGAAGCATGCGAAAAATTTGAGCAAATTAGGGGCCCTTTGAAAACTTTATTCCGACGTAGTATGTCTGAGTTTCTTCTTGAGCCGTTCAGTATCCATTGACGCTGATGCTATGGATAAAGAACTATTGTGTCCCAGTACGTCGTTAAGACGGGATGAAGGTACAAGAAAAAAATGATAAAGTCAATAGTAGTAAATACCCAATTATGCAAAGTCCTCGTATGTAATCCAAACATCTCTGCCATCAAGCAGTTCGTTGGCTACCTTGGGATACATGTGTTGGTATGCATAGGTACTCTTTCCAACAAACCCCTTCATGTCTGATGAGTTACCCACCAATAGACACCCCGCTGTATGCTCATCTGTGTTTCCAATATGGATTAGTATGTATTCAAACCCTGGTACGTCGCGTACCCATAACATACCCTTATGCATATTAGGGAACTTGTCTGAGTATCTATTATGGTGACCACCTACGGTACGCAGGGTGATGCGATATGTCCCTGCTGGGATCCTGGTTTCACCCATTACCTTCTCATCACGATGCTCGTCCTCTAATGTATAACAGAGGAATTCCCTTCCTTCTTTACTTTCTGAGTACAGTGCTCCAAGAGTGAAGTCGTCTTGGCTGTACATTCTTATTACACGTAGTTCCATAATTCCAAAGATAGTATATTTGTAACATGAAGTATAGAGCAGGAGATCCTAAGAAAAAGAAGAAGGCCAAGGTACGTGGTGTCGATGTAGACAAACTACCAGAGGGAAGAATCAAGGAGTTCAAACCCCCGTTCCCGTTCCGTAAACGTAAGAAGAAATGAATCGATATAGGACAAATACAAAGAAACCCATCAACAGGAAGAAGAAGTACAGAGAAGGAAGCCCTGTAGGAGAGCCTATGATGATGGATGAAGTAGATGTTGTAGCACCTAAGTTCAAGCCTAAAGGATTATTTAAAGGTATACGCCAACGGATAGCGCGAAACATCAATCCCTATTCTTACGAAAATGCAGTTAAGAGAGTATCGGATGCTGTACTTCGTAATAAAAAAGAACCAGAAAATTCATTTGCAAGATCTGGAGAATCACTGAAAGAGCGACAAGCCTTGTTGGATATAGCGATGGGTCAGCCTGTACGCGATACAGCGATTGGTGCAATTCAAACTTCACGATACCGTCCTTCTGACTCATCAGATTCATCAGCAACCTACTTTAGTTCTCCTGTAACTGAGGAAAACATAAAGGCCAAATTTGACCACAAACGCAACATGCAAACTATACCTCAGTTCCTAAAGACAGGGGAGGGTGTAAAGTATCAGAACAAGTATATTGCCATGCTAAGAAGTGATGAAAACATCAATTCTTTAACCAGAGAAGCAGGCATGAATTTCTTACGCCGCCGTAAACCTAATGGGTATGGTATGAGAAATCCTATTGCATACCCAGGGGATGAGTCTTTTATAGGACGAGGAGACGACTACAACAATATGTATGGGGAAACTCTGGGTAATTTTACAATAGACCTCGGTGAAGACGACAAAGGAAAGTACATAAGTTATTATGACAAGTGGGATCTCGACCCACTTGACCGAGACACGGGCATTTGGAGTCATATAAATACAAAGAAGTTACAATCAGAAATAGGTGTTACATCCCCAGAGATTTATGGTAGATTGTACTACAAAGAAAACCCAGACGGTTCCATTACATACTTAGATGAAGAAGGTCGAGGTTCTAAAAAGAAATACAGAAATGAAACTAAAGAAGACTAACAAGAGCGTTAAGGTAAAAGCACCAGAGGGATACCACTGGATGACAGAGGGTGGTCGTCACTTTCTAATGAAGGGTGACTACAAACCACACAAGGGAGCATCACCAGAAGCACCCTTCCGTTTAGTTACACATGACAAAGGAAAGAGCACTCCTGCTATGGAAGCGGCTCGTAAGGCTCGTAGTTAAAAGGTTCTTCGCCCCTCATCTTTCTATACATGCGCGCTACATATAACCTGCCCTTCTGTGTAATAGCATACCGCACCTTGTAGTTCATCTTAGTTTCATCTCTAAAGAAATGGTCTTCCATGTTCTGACTAGGCGTGAGTTTATCAAAGTGCTTATATATCCACCCCTTCTTCATTAACGGATACACGTATCTGTCCGCTAACTTCTTGTGACTTCTATTCATAGTCTCTGAAACATACGCTATCGTCCAGAACTCCAGGTCATAGATAAAGAAAAGCAAATCCACCTCAGCCTTTCCCAGATCCATGTTCTGCTTGGCGTCCAGGTACAGGAAGTGTAGGTTCTTCATACCGTTCTCCTGGATATACTTCTTCTCAATCTTAGAGAACTCTCTAAACTTCTTCTTTCGGCTTACAGTACTTTTGGGCATATCAGTATCTTTGTTAGGTAAAAGTAATACTATGGCATCACTTAGTGGAAATAAAATAAAGGATACGTTTGACAAGTTACTCAAACTTGAGTCAGCGCAACTTTCAGCAACAGAACAAGTAGTAGAAGACGGGGCGGGAAACAACAGTGCGCTTAAACTTTCTACCGACACACTCGAGACTACGGGTGAATTAAAGATAACAGGAACACCATCTACCTCTACCAGTATTACCAAGGCGCTTATGCTTAGTACATCTGGAGTAGTAGTTACCCGTGACCTCAATACAAACCCAATTGGAACCGCATCTATTACAGCGAATACCCCTCTGTCAGCAACAGGGAGCACGGTTGAACTACAGGATGCAGGAAACTTAGGGCAGATTACATCTCCCGCTAATGCAGACAAGTACTTAATCTGGGATGAAACTGCTAGTGCCTATAAATACATAGAGCAGGTAGACCTAGTGAACTCAGTCTCTAATCAAGTAGTTGGCACGGGTCTACAAACTTTATATGCAAGACCACAAAACAGCGGTAATTTAGCCACGGGTAGCCAGACACCGGTAGTGCAGTTCGCAGAAATATTTGGAGACTCTAGCGCGACAGGATCAGTAACAGCAGCAACATCATCAGTAATCTTTGGAGACGCCAATGATTATCTGAGCATACCAGAAAGCGGTATTGCTGACCCTAGAGATAATATCTTAATCAACGAGAAGCAAGGATTCTTTCAGTTGACCGCATCTATAGAGGTGGACTCTACAGCAAACACAGATGTTACTTTCGATATCTATGACTATAGTGCTGGTTCAGCAATTGCAGAAACCTTTAGAACTGTAAAGAATAGTGAGACTTATCACTTGGAGTTCAATGTATTATGGTACAGCGATGGAGCAGCAGGGTATAGGCTACAACTCAGAGGATCTGCAGGAAGCAGCGGGGTAACCTACAGCGCTGACAACTCACATCTTGAAGTAAGATTTTTAGGAACAAACACCTCTTTCTAATGAACCATAAGCAGAGAACATTAGCATTTCAACTCATAAGACTTAAACTAGAGGAGATAGAAGATATAATGGAAGTGTATGGAGGAAAGAAGCGGTACCTATCTATGTATTGCTTTGGAATCTTTGTGCCAGAGTCGGATCAGGATGATGAGAAGTACGAGATGATGACCGGGATGCACATGGCTACACCAGACGAATACGATTTAATGATAGAAACTGTAGGCGAAGTTTTTGACACACACATCAACAATGAAGAGGATGAGGGTGATTCAAGCACAATAGACTACTGGCTAAATAAATAGAATGGAACTTATTAGAAAAATCATCATCGGGACTAACCCGAAAGATGCTATGGCTTATTATGTGGGCCAAAGAGCAGGCGATTCAATTATTGATTCAATCATACAGGACGAAAGATGTTTTGTTAAATACGGAATAAGGCGTTACCTTGTATACATCTACAACAAAGACGAGGGAACGATGCTTTGGAAGACCGTAGATAACATGCCCGTATTAATTGAACATGACTGCGAATTCATATGATTGTAATTGACAACTTTATCAAAGACCCTTCCTTTATCAAACAACTAGAGGATAACAAAGACTACCTCTTTGGAGATAACGGATCTTATCACTGGTGGAACGGATGGTGGAACTCATCAGACGATACTATCAAAAAACAACTAATCTCTTATATCTGGAGAGACTATCCAGTATACCCTTCAGTAAACCTAGACGGCTTTGAGTATTGGACAGGTCAGTTCGGAGAAGGCATGCCTAATGCAAGTCTTGGTATGCACCTGGATAAAGATGAGGCACTCTGGAAAAGCACTGGGGAAATTTCGTCTCCGATTGTAGGTACTGTATTCTACCCTGTAGAGATGGATATCGACGGAGGATACCTTGAGGTGTTCTCTAATGGCCCAGAGAAACAGCCGGAGCGCATACGTGCAAAACACAACAGGCTAATCATATTTGATGCAGGAGGAACACACCACAGAGTTACAGAGGTAACACGAGGCACCAGATCTGCTATTGCAATCAACCTTTGGGACACGAAACCAACAGGAGAACTCAAGGAGGAATGAAATCCCTCTATCACTTTTTAGTACGTGTACCTAAAGTAACTAAGGACACCATGGAGGTCAACGGTGAAGAAATATATCTCGACACCAAGTTTGATGAGTTCAAACACAGAACCATGGAAGGCGAGGTGGTTGCTCTACCAGCCAAGTTTGATACCAATGTTAAAGTAGGAGACACCATGTATTTCCATCACCACGTTGTGCTTGGTGGTAATCACATGATGATGAACGAGGAAACAGTTCAGTTAGAAGAAACCAAGAAGCGTGGTCAATTCATAGACCCAGACGACGACGTATACGTTGTACACTATGGAGGTAACCTAGACCCTATATCCTGTCAAGCCTACGCGTATAAATGCCAGGACACAGGAGAGATAGAGTTGATTAGTGACTGGATATTTATAACTCCAGAGCCAGAGGAAGAGCAAGAGGAAACAATAAAGAGCGATATCATTGAACTCATACCAAAGGCGAATCCCCCTAAAGAAAAGAAAGGATACATAAGATGGTCTTCACCTAAGTTAAAGGAACTCGAATTGAGTCCCGGAGACAAAGTTCTGATCAGAAAGAACTCATCCTATGAGATGGAGGTAAACGGAGAGAAGTTATGGAGAACGTATTTACAATCAATTCATGGCAAGATCGAAGAAGTATAACAACATAGATACCGCTGTACGTCTAATGCAGGCTATGCAGATTGCTATAGAGAACATGATACAGGAAATACAAAAGCCTGTAGACCAAGAACTTAGCGGTTCTCAACGTAAAGCAGAACTGCAATCTATAAAGCAGACAGCGGTAGACGCAAAAGAACTTATTGTTGAAAGAGAAAAACTCGAACAACTTATCAAAGGACTCCAGCAAGATGGAGAAATCAAAGAAGAACGAGACTATAGCGGAGGATTCGCAGAACAATACTCAAAGTAATCAAGTCTTCATATACTGGGATTATTAAATGGCTGGACTTGTAGAAATAGAAGATGAAATTGTAGTCAACATATGTGCTGACAAAACACAAGGAAAAGTCAGTATATACTTTGACTTACCCATACAGTTCCCTAAGCAACCACCTAAGAAGGATATTCTATTTTACGATAAGCCAAAGGCTGAACAATACTGGCAAAGGATACCGTTACCCGATGACTTAAAGAAAGTAAAGTCAATGGAAGAATGGATGTCTATGCCAGAGCAATTCCGTAAGAAGTATACCAATTACATTACTGAAGAATATAAAAGAAGACGCAATGGAGTATGGTTCTATAACAACGGGGTACCTACCTATATCACTGGAAACCATTACTTTTTCCTGCAGTGGTGTAAGATTGATATCGGATACCCATCCTATCTCGATTTCCAGAGACAACTATTCATACACCTTGACGCTTGTGTAGCAGACCCACGCTGTGTAGGACAGGTATATGTTAAGTGTCGTAGATCAGGATACACCAATATGTCTGCGGCAATACTTGTAAACGAAGGAACACAGGTTAAAGAGAAACTACTGGGTATCATGTCTAAGACAGGTACCGATGCACAGGAGAATATATTCATGAAGAAGGTAGTGCCTATATATAAGTCGCTGCCTTTTTTCTTTAAACCTATTCAAGATGGTACGACCAACCCCAGGATGGAACTCGCCTTCCGCGAGCCATCAAAAAGAATCACTAAAAAGAACAAAACCTCATCAAGAGGTGAGGCTCTTAATACAATTATTAACTGGAAGAACACAACCAACAATGCCTACGATGGAGAGAAACTACACATCTTGTATTTGGATGAGGCAGGTAAGTGGGAAAAGGGTAATGATATACGAGAGGCATGGCGAGTACAACGTACTTGTTTGCTTGTAGGTAGAAAGATTGTAGGTAAAGCAATAGTTGGAAGCACTGTAAATCCATTAGACAGAGGAGGAAGGCAGTACAGAGAACTGTACAATGCTAGCAATGTAAATGATAGGAACGAAAACGGCAGGACAAAGAGCGGATTGTATGGGTGCTTTATACCAGCATACGATGCCCTGGAAGGTTTCTTCGACAAGTACGGAATGCCTGTCATTGATGATCCCGAAAATAGTATTATAGGCTTAGAGGGTGAGTACATAAACTTAGGAGCAAAGACTTATTTGAAGAACGAAAGGAAGGGTTTGTCTGGAGACTCTTATGAACTAAACGAAGTTATACGTCAGTTCCCCTTTACTGAAGCCGAAGCCTTTAGGGATAGTTCTAAAGCATCACTATTCAACGTACAAAAAATATACGAACAGGTAGAATACAATGATGATTTGTTTCCCAACCCTGTGGTTACAGGAAACTTTGTTTGGTCTTTAGGGCAAAAGGATACAGAGGTAGTGTTTAGTCCTGATCCAAATGGAAGATGGAGGGTATCATGGATGCCCCCTGTAGAATTAAGAAACAAAAAGACACCAGAGAATGCGTGGCTAGGATGCGCTGGAGTCGATAGTTATGACATCGATGCAACAGTGGATGGTCGTGGCTCAAAGGGCGCTTGTCATTTCTTTAATAAATTCAACCTAGAGCATCCCTCCAATATGTTTGTAGCCGAGTACGCTTCACGTCCACCGCTTGCAAAGATTTTTTACGAGGACATATTAATGGCCGCAAAGTTTTACAGTTACCCCGTGTTAATTGAGAACAACAAGTATGGTATCGCAAGACACTTTGAATCAAGGGGTTACGATCATTTTCTATTAGATAGGCCTACCCATCTCACATCCAGTTATGGTAGTAAGACAAAGACAAAAGGAATACCGTCGAATTCACAGGATGTAATACAGGCTCATGCACAGGCTATCGAATCATACATACACGCACATGTCGGTCTCAATGAGGAAACACTTGAGTTTGGTAAAATGTATTTCGAAAGAACCCTTGAAGACTGGGTTAATTTTAAGATAGATGACCGTACAAAATATGACCTTTCAATATCAAGTGGGTTAGCCTTACTTGCTGCACAAGGGCATAGAGTGGAGAAGCCTAAATCTGACTTTAATGGCAAGCAGTTCTTCCGTAAAGGTCAGATAATTATACGAAGATAATAAGAAGTATATTTGCAACAGTAGCAATCTTAAGTATGGATAACGAATACAATAATGGACAATCTTCATTTCCAGATCCCCTATGCGGTGTCGAGGAAAAGATGTCTAAGGGATATGGCCTAAGTTACGCGAAGGCTATGTTTGCTCAGTGGATTGGTAGCGACTATCAGAATTCATTGTACGGACGACGCAACAGCGAGATGGAACGCTGTAGAGATTATGCGCAAGGAACACAAGATACATCTATCTATCGTCAGATATTAAACTCTCTCGACAACAACAATGGTGACGGAACCTTGATGACGCTAGACTATACTCCAGTTCCTATCGTACCTAAGTTTGTTAAGATTGTTGTAAACAAAATTCTTTCAAAAGAACCATACCCTCAGATTGAAGCAATCGACCCTCTGTCAAGAACAGAGAAGGATAAAAAGAAAAATGCAACAGTATTGCGTATAGAGAATCGCGATATGATTGAAGAAGCGAAGTCGCTTGGACTGCGCGTTAAACAAGACCCTGGACAACTACCAGACACCCCAGAGGAAACCGAAATATTCCTAGACACCAACATTAAGACAGACGCAGAAATCTCTGCTCAGATTGCTACTGAGATGACATTGAAGTGGAATGACTTTAATCAATCTATCTACCGCCGTTGTGTTGAGGATTTAACTACACTAGGAATGGGTGTTGCAAAAAGAAGCAATGACCCTAATTACGGAATCAAGGAAGAGTATGTTGATCCAAAGAAATTTATACACAACTATACGGATGACCCAACCTTCTCTGACCTAACATATGCTGGTCATTTCAAGTACATAACAATCATGGACTTGAAGCGCATTGCGGGTGATCAGTTTACAGAACAGGAGTACGAAGAGATTGCTAAGACTGTTATGAATAAGTATGGAAACAATCCTACTCAGTTTTCTACAACAGGATCCGGTTACGATAGACCTGGTACGCGTTACCGTCAAGGATATGATGAGTACAAGGTAGAGGTAATGGACTTTGAGTTTATGTCTGTTGATGATATCATATACGAGAAGAAAGAGTCGGCATACGGAAACATAGGTTTCTATTTTAAAGGAAACGAGTATAACGCACCTCAGCAATCTGTATACAACAGAGAAGCAATATACATGAAGAACGCTACGGTATATGGTGGTACTTACATTGTGGGTACAGAGAAGTTGTATAACTACGGGCCAAAGAAAAATATACCTAAGAACGTACATGATATTTCACGTGCTCGTTTATCATATAGTATTGTAGCAACCAACATCCGTGGGATGATACCTAAGTCAATGGTATCCTCTGTTATAGGGTTTGCTGACATGCTCCAGATCACACACTTGAAACTTCAGCAATCCATTGCTAAAGCAAAACCAGATGGACTCATCATTGATATTGAAGGGTTAGAGAACGTACAACTAGGACGCGGTGGTGAACTACAGCCATTAGAGATTCAAGACATCTACGAACAAACTGGTGTGTTCTATTACCGTAGCAAGAATCCAGAGGGAGGTTTTCAAAACCCACCCGTCAGAGAGATAGGTAATAATATTAGAAACATACAAGAACTTGTTTCTCTTTACAATCACTACCTACGAATGATAAGAGATGCCACTGGTATCAATGAGGTTATGGATGGAACCACTCCGAAAGGAGAAGCCTTAGTAGGTGTAAACCAAATGGCAGTGCAGGCTGGAAACAACGCTATATACGACATCACTAATGCTGCGATGGTTTTGTATCAGAAGGTCTGTGATGATATTGTTCGCTGTCTACAGGTAATACCACCAGATAGTATATTGTATAAAGTATATACAAATGCCGTGGGAGAAACCAATATGGCTGTGCTTAGTTCTTTTGATAACCTATCTATGTACAACTTCGGTGTGGTGGTTGTTACTGAGATGAACGAAATGGACAAGCAATACCTAGAACAAAACATACAGATTGCTCTTGGACAAAAAGAAATTGACCTTGAAGATGCGATTGCCATTCGTCAGATTAAAGACGTGGAACAAGCAGAGAGACTCTTGGTGGTTCGCAGAAAGAAAAGAATCAAACAACAACAAGAGATGATGGCGCAGCAGGCTCAGATTCAGTCTCAATCAAATCAGCAAGCCTCACAGGTAGCCGCTCAAATGGAGATGCAGAAAAAGCAACTCGAAGCCCAGATCGAAGCACAGCGGATTCAATTAGAGACGGAAGCCAAAGCGCAACTCATACAACTAGAGTATCAGTTCAAAATTCAAATAGAACAACTTAAAGGAGAGTATGGCGTAGTTGAGCAACAAGTGGAAAGCGGAGTTCGTATGCAGGCTGATGCTGAATCGGAAAATCGTAAAGATCAGAGAATAGATAAACAAGCGTTGGCTCAAAGTAAACTGATTGCTCAACGCCAAGGCGAACGCCCACCTCTTAGTGAGGATATAGTAACCAACCTAACAATATCATAAGATGTCTTGCTCCTGCTCAACAAGCCAATGTTCCTGTGGAGACCCCACAAACGTAAATATGAATAACGCTGCACAGGTAAACATATGTGCCCGTCGCGGTGATACTTTTCAATTAGACGCCCAAGTAAAGGACTCTGATGGAACGGCATTAGACCTAACACTGTACACGTATAAAATGGAAGTCAGAGAGTATGATGACGGCCCATTAATTATACCCAGTACAGACATAACAATTAGCGGCACCAATGTTGGTGCTTTAACTATTTCTATTTCCGCTACAGATATGCAGGTAGAGCCCGGTACTTATGTGTACGGCCTGCAGGCTACACTGATTTCAGACTCTAGTGTAGACACATGGTTCTATGGAACCTTTGATGTAGTGCAAGATATAGTGCAATAACAAAACAAAACCAATGGCCAAAATAGACGTCACTGTAGAAAACGGATCTGGACTTGTCTTTGACTTGACGATACCTCCTTGTACAACTATCCTTGTTACAAAGGGAGACGTCAAGCAACTTCCTGGTTCGAAGGGCGCTAAGGGTGCTCAAGGTGACAAAGGCGCCAAAGGTGCTCAAGGTGAAAAAGGAACTGAGGGAGCCAAGGGTGCTGAAGGCACTAAGGGCGCTGAAGGTACTAAGGGACAAAAGGGCGCTCAAGGTGATAAAGGTGATCAGGGGTCTAAAGGTGAGGAAGGCTCTAAAGGAGAAGAAGGAAGCAAAGGCCAAAAGGGTATTGATGGAGCCAAGGGTGCTACCGGAGAAAAGGGAGACCAAGGCGACGAGGGCGATAAGGGTGCCCAAGGAGATAAGGGTGAAAAAGGAACTGAGGGAGCCAAGGGAGAGAAAGGTACTCAAGGTGACAAGGGTACACAAGGCGACAAAGGTGCCCAAGGTGATAAAGGTACTCAAGGAGATAAAGGCCAGAAAGGTGAAGATGGAACCAAAGGAGAACAAGGCGAGAAAGGCGAGAAAGGCGAGGGCGGTGACAAAGGAGAACAGGGAGATAAGGGTGACAAGGGAGAGCAAGGAGACAAGGGAGATAAAGGCGCTCAAGGAGATAAAGGTGAACAAGGAGACAAAGGTGAGCAAGGAGAAAAAGGTATTGATGGAACCAAAGGCGCCCAAGGCGAAAAGGGTACTCAAGGAGATAAAGGTGAGCAAGGAGAAAAAGGTATAGACGGAACCAAAGGAGCACAGGGCGATAAAGGTGCCCAGGGTGCTTCTGGTGAAGGTGGCGATAAAGGTGACCAAGGCGACAAGGGCGCACAGGGTGATAAAGGAACAGCGGGTGATAAAGGTGCACAAGGAGACAAAGGTGCACAGGGTGACAAGGGTGCGCAAGGAGCCTCTGGTGAAGGTGGCGACAAGGGCGCACAGGGCGACAAGGGTCAGAAAGGCGAACAAGGAGACAAAGGCGCACAAGGTGACAAGGGCGCACAAGGTGCTTCTGGTGAAGGCGGCTCGAAAGGTGACCAAGGAGACAAGGGAGAAAAAGGTACTGCTGGAGACAAGGGTCAGAAGGGCCAACAAGGAGAAGAAGGTATTGGTGTAAAAGGTGCACAAGGAGACAAGGGAGAAAAAGGTACTGCTGGAGACAAGGGTGCACAAGGCGACAAGGGCGCAACAGGAGCGTCTGGTGAAGGTGGTTCTAAAGGTGACCAAGGAGACAAAGGACAAAAAGGTACCACTGGTGATAAAGGCCAAAAAGGACAGACTGGAGACAAAGGCGCAACAGGCGCATCTGGTGAAGGTGGTTCTAAAGGTGACCAAGGAGATAAGGGTCAGAAAGGGCAGACTGGAGACAAGGGTGCTCAAGGAGATAAAGGTGCACAAGGTGACAAAGGCGCAATAGGAGCATCGGGTCAAGACGGTTCTAAAGGTGACCAAGGAGATAAGGGTCAGAAAGGTACCACTGGTGACAAGGGTCAAAAAGGACAGACTGGAGACAAAGGCGCAACAGGAGCATCGGGTCAAGACGGTTCGAAAGGTGCACAGGGTGATAAAGGTGCACAGGGAGATAAAGGTGAGCAAGGAGATAAAGGTGCACAAGGTGACAAAGGTGCAACAGGAGCATCGGGTCAAGACGGTTCGAAAGGTGCCCAAGGAGATAAGGGACAAAAAGGAGACCAGGGCGACAAAGGACAAAAAGGAACTACCGGCGACAAAGGTGCACAGGGTGCTTCCGGTGATGATGGTTCGAAAGGTGCCCAAGGAGATAAGGGTCAGAAAGGTGAGCAAGGAGATAAGGGTCAGAAAGGTGCACAAGGAGATAAAGGTGCACAAGGAGCATCTGGTGATGATGGTTCGAAAGGTGCACAGGGTGATAAAGGTGCACAGGGAGATAAAGGTGAGCAAGGAGATAAAGGTGAACAAGGAGATAAAGGTGCAACAGGAGCATCGGGTCAAGACGGGTCTAAAGGTGCGCAAGGAGATAAGGGACAAAAAGGAGATAAAGGTGCACAGGGAGATAAAGGTGCTCAAGGAGACAAGGGTCAGAAAGGTCTCACCGGAGACAAAGGTGCACAAGGCGCATCGGGTCAAGACGGTTCGAAAGGTGACCAAGGAGACAAGGGTCAGAAAGGCACCACTGGTGACAAGGGCCAGAAAGGAACGGCTGGAGATAAGGGAGCCCAAGGCGCTTCTGGTCAAGACGGGTCTAAAGGTGATCAGGGAGAGAAAGGAATTACCGGCGACAAAGGACAAAAAGGTACTGCCGGTGACAAAGGCCAGAAAGGTATAGATGGAACCAAAGGTGCACAAGGCGCCTCTGGTCAAGACGGCTCTAAGGGAGACCAAGGAGATAAAGGACAAAAAGGTACCACTGGTGATAAAGGCCAAAAAGGTCTCACCGGAGACAAGGGTGCACAAGGTGCTTCTGGTCAAGATGGTTCTAAGGGAGACCAAGGAGATAAAGGGGCTCAAGGAGATAAGGGTGTTACTGGTGACAAAGGTGCGCAAGGCGAGAAAGGCCAGAAGGGTCAACAAGGAATCAAGGGTGCTCAAGGAGATAAAGGACAAAAAGGAACAGCGGGAGATAAAGGTGCACAAGGAGCGTCCGGTCAAGATGGTGCTAAAGGTGCGCAAGGTGATAAGGGCCAGAAGGGTGTTGATGGAACTAAGGGTGCTCAAGGAGACAAGGGTCAGAAAGGTATAGACGGAACCAAAGGTGCGCAAGGTGATAAGGGTGCACAGGGTGCGTCGGGTCAAGATGGGTCTAAAGGTGACCAAGGAGATAAGGGTCAGAAAGGGCAGACTGGAGATAAAGGTCAGAAGGGTTTAACTGGTGACAAAGGGGCTCAAGGCGCATCTGGTCAAGATGGTTCGAAAGGTGATCAGGGCCAGAAGGGAGCCCAAGGAGATAAAGGACAAAAAGGTTTAGCCGGTACTGACGGAGACAAGGGAGCACAAGGACAAAAAGGAACCACTGGTGACAAAGGTCAGAAAGGTGCACAAGGTAATGCTGGTGCCTCTGGTACTGACGGCGCTAAAGGAGCCCAGGGAAGCAAAGGTGCTCAAGGTGACAAAGGTCAAAAGGGTGCTCAAGGAACAGCGGGATCGGATGGCTCAGATGGCGCTAAAGGACAGAAGGGTGCACAAGGTAACGCTGGTACCTCTGGTACTGACGGTGCTAAAGGTCAGAAGGGAGCACAGGGTGCTGCTGGTTCTGATGGTTCGGATGGGGCTAAAGGTGCTCAAGGAGACAAAGGCCAGAAGGGTGCACAGGGTGGTGCTGGTACTGATGGAGACAAGGGTGCTCAAGGAGATAAAGGTGCACAGGGTACTGCTGGTGACAAAGGTGCACAAGGAGACAAGGGTCAAAAGGGTGCCCAAGGTAATGCTGGTGCCTCTGGTACTGATGGAGCCAAAGGTGCTCAAGGAGACAAGGGTCAAAAGGGTGCGCAAGGTGCTGCTGGTTCAGACGGCTCAGATGGTGCTAAAGGTGCACAAGGACAGAAGGGTGCCCAAGGTAATACTGGTACCTCTGGTACTGATGGAGCCAAAGGACAGAAAGGTGCACAAGGTGCTGCTGGTTCAGACGGCTCAGATGGTGCTAAAGGAGCGCAAGGAACTAAGGGACAAAAAGGAGCACAGGGTGGTGCTGGTTCCGATGGAGATAAAGGAGCGCAAGGACAGAAGGGCGCACAAGGCGGCGCTGGTACTGATGGTTCTAAAGGTCAGAAGGGGGCTCAAGGTAACACTGGTGCCTCTGGTACTGATGGAGCCAAAGGACAAAAGGGTGCACAGGGTACCGCTGGTTCAGATGGTTCAGATGGCGCTAAAGGTGCACAAGGACAGAAGGGTGCACAAGGTGCTGCTGGTTCAGATGGGTCTGATGGTTCTAAGGGACAGAAGGGTGCACAAGGTAATGCAGGTAACTCTGGTACCGCTGGTGCTAAAGGTGCTCAAGGCGCTAAGGGTGCGCAAGGAGATAAAGGACAGAAGGGTGCTCAAGGTACCGCGGGTTCTGATGGTTCTGATGGAGCAAAAGGAGCGCAAGGACAAAAGGGTGCTCAAGGTGGTGCAGGTTCGGATGGTTCAAAAGGTGCACAAGGTGCCGCAGGTTCTGACGGTTCTGATGGTTCTAAGGGACAGAAGGGTGCCCAAGGTAATGCAGGTAATTCTGGTGCAGGCGGTGATAAAGGTCAGAAAGGCGCACAAGGTGGTGCAGGTTCGGATGGTTCAAAAGGTGCACAAGGACAAAAAGGTGCACAGGGTACCGCAGGTTCCGATGGCTCTGATGGTGCTAAAGGTGCACAGGGTACTGCTGGTTCTGATGGCTCGGATGGTTCGAAGGGACAAAAAGGTGCCCAAGGTAATGCTGGTAACAGCGGTGCTGGTGGTTCTAAAGGACAGAAAGGCGCTCAAGGTGGTGCAGGTTCGGATGGTTCAGACGGTGCTAAAGGACAAAAAGGTGCCGCTGGTTCTAATGGATCTGATGGTTCAGACGGTGCTAAAGGACAAAAAGGTGCTCAAGGTAATGCCGGTAACTCTGGTGCGGCTGGTGCTAAAGGACAGAAAGGTGCTGCTGGTTCTAATGGATCTGATGGTTCAAATGGTAGTAAAGGACAAAAAGGCGCTCAAGGTAATGCTGGTAACAGCGGTACTGCTGGCTCTAAAGGACAGAAGGGTCAGACAGGAACAGCGGGTAGTAATGGTACAGGTTACGATCCTTGTGTTTGTACAGTGGATGTTCAAACCATTTCCTCTAATCAAGCCTTTATTGCTGTTACCCAAACAAATGCTGGTGATAATATTACTGTCGAAGAGGGCACCATTACCGTTGGTGCAACTGGTACATACTTATTGACGTATGCTGTTACACTTAAAAACAACCTTGCTGCACGTAACTGTGTTGGGTTCTATGTAAAAGGTTCTGGTGGTAGTGCATCAAATATTGATGGCTCTGCTGCTTATGAATACTTTAGATATAATACCTACGGAGAGTTTAGTTCATTGACTGCTTGTGTTATGTTCCACGCAACGTCCGGAAACCAATTCCAACTAACAGCGGGCAATGCTCTTGACGGTTCTTGGAACCACACAGTACAATCAGGGGGTGTATACAGAGGTTTAAGTATTACAAGACTATCATAATGGCAACGACAGAGAGTTACTACATACAAGACATTGTAACCAGCGACATCCTTTTGGATGATGGAACTTGGGCGAGAGATGACGATGCTTCTAACGCAAAGACATTCTCTGACCGCTCCAGCGCTGTTACTCATATAGATACACTTAGTAACGGCACATACAGAGTCTATTCGAGAATTGTAAAGACCAGTTAGATAATGTATCTTTAGTGATATAAATCTAATTCAATGGACATTAAAACTTATGTCGTAGATGACTTCTATGATAATGTGGATGACGTTCGGAACTTTGCGCTTGAACAATCGTTTGACCAAAAGGGAAACTACCCTGGTGCCAGAACAAAGTCGTTCTCTACAGATAGCACAAAGGCTACAATCGAATGTATAGTCAGCCCTCTGCACGGCCCTATAACCTATTGGCCAGATCAGGGTTACAATGCAGCATTCCAAATAACAACAGCGAAAGACAGGTCTTGGATTCACTATGATGGTGGAACCCAATGGGCTGGCGTGTTGTATCTAACACCAGATGCACCATTGTCTGGAGGCACTGGATTCTATAAACATAAAGCAACAGGGCTTCTAGAGCCGGCTACGCCTGGTGAAGATGCAGCGTGGGATAACCAGGCGCAGGATGTGACTAAATGGGAATTAGTAAGTAGCGTTGGTAATGTATACAATAGGCTGATTCTATACAAGGGTAGTCAGTTTCACACCTCTATAGATTACTTTGGCAACGACCTTTATACTGGTAGATTATTTCAAACATTCTTTTTTAATACACAACGATGAAAATAGTAATACACGCAGGATACTACGCTGAACCATGGGACTCAAACACAGAGGGATTAGGAGGCACAGAACAATGTATAGCGAATCTAGCCAAGCAGTTTGCCGCTGTTGCGAATAACTCGGTATACGTTGTAGGTATGGTAAAAGCACGACACGACAAATACCTTGGTGGTGGAGATGTATACTATACACCTCTAGAGAATGTAAGCGATGTTGGAACTCCAGATGTCTTAATAGGCGTGGCTTATCTACATTACTTAAAATATTATGACGTAGGCCCAGAAACTAAAAAGATATTTTGGCTACACAACGAACTCCCTTACTACTGGTATCAAGGTGAGCGCATGACGGATAACGACATACAGCGGGCTTACAATGAAACAGAGGTGATTGTCTGTGTAACGAACTGGCATAAAGAAGTTTTCTCTATTCAAGAGAAGGCTGTGATACACCCAGATAAAATCAATGTTATAGGCAATGGTATAAGCGTAAGCAATGTCGCGCCAGTTTCTAAGAAAGAGCCAGGATCTTATGTATACACCTCGCATCCAGAAAGAGGGTTAGACAGGGTTCTAGATGACTGGGAACTTAAGTATTCAACAGGCTCAAATAAACTTCATATATCTACACCTTCTTATGGATTGAAGTATTATGAAAAGCATTTCGCAGAGCGTGTAGAGCAAATGCAAAACGTAATCTATCACGGTAACCTTTCTGTAACAAAACTGTACGCGCTCTTGTCTCAAATGGAGACCTGGTATTACCCAACAGAATACAATGAAACATTTTGTATTACTGCGTTAGAGATGTTAGCACACAAGGTTCTCCCGGTTGCGAATCCAATCGCTGGACTAGAAGAAACTCTCAATGGATTTAACAAAGACATACAAGACTGGACAGCGGTAGAGAAGTATATACAGACCAAAGACTGGGGTAAGGTAAAAGAGGAATGGTATGGCCTTATAGAAAACATACCTTCACTTACCACAAAGGACTCTATTGATTATTCTAATCTAGACAACATACCTCCTGTCCCTTATGTAGATATGACATACATCATTACCCTTCATCCCGAGAAGGAGCAAGAACTACGCAGTCGATTTACGGAGTTTGGAATGATGAGTCCTGTAACGATATTCCCTGGAACCAATGGGCATACCGGGGAGAACATGCCTGCTGACTACGAGGTTTGTAATCATTGGAAAATAGAGGGTCATAAAAATAAATGGTGGAACAGAAATGTTTTGCCGGGAGAAGCAGGCACATCTCTTTCTCATTGGAGATTATGGAAGGACGCTTATGAAAAGGGTTATGAGAAAATACTAATCTTAGAAGACGACTTCGAGGTAACAAGGAAGTTTAACAAAGAGGAATTGGAGACAGACTATGATTGGACTCTGTTCTACCTGTCTTGTAATTTTGTTGAGAAGCCAGAGGTTCTTTCTGAGAATCATGTAAAACCAAAACTAACCTACTGTACTCACTCTTATATACTTACCCGTGAGGGAATACGCTTGTTGATAGAGCAAAACTTTAATCATTACATATTTGCTATTGACGAGTTTGTTAGTGCAACATTCACAGAGCATCCTAGGGGTGATCTGGGATACATTACTAGAGACACACGCCCTATTGCGTTAGCAAAAGACAAGCACATGTTTAAACAAAAAGACCAGGAATCTATGGGACACAATGTATTTGATTATACGAAGAGTTTTTTGAGAAACATACCTTACGATGAGTTCGTGGAAAAGTTCTTGACATACAGCGCAAAGTTGAAGAAGTTTGACTTGATAGTAGATGAGCCTATACCGGACGTCTTTACGTTTCCGTTATTCACAGAGGAGTTTTGTGACTTAGTAATCAAAGAGGCAAATGCTTCTGGAAAGTGGACGAAGGACAGACACGAATATTATCCCGCTACAGATATGCTGATTAGTGAACTAGGCTTGCACTGGTACTACGAAAGAATACTAAAAGAATATGTGTACCCGGCGGCAATACATTTGTGGAAACTAAGCGGGAAGGGATGGGATGTAATGAAGACTGAAACCTTTATTATAAAATACGAAGAGTCTGTACAAGGACATCTTGACCTGCATCACGATCATGCAGACATATCTTGTGTGCTTGCTCTTAACGAGGGGTATGAAGGAGGAGGAACTTATTTTAGTAGACAGAGTGCCCTGCATAAAGGGAAGGTTGGACACATAGCGATTCACCCATCTCAAGTCACACACCTTCATGGAGCAAGACCTGTGATTAAGGGAGAGCGATATGTACAGGTATCGTTTTGTAAAAGGCCATAGCATGAGACACTTTATAGACCTAACGACAGAGCAATTAAGGTTGCTTTATATACTAATACCATCGCACCACATGGAAAGCGAAAAGGTTATGGAGATAGTAAAGAAACTCGAGACCCACCTCGCTGTGCCTGGGGTCAAACGATAATGCTTATATTTGCTCTATGGCAAAAAGTAAGTATGCAAGTTTTCTAAAGCGTCACGGTTTAAAAGGATTTAACAAGCCTAAGCGCACACCAGATCACTCTAAGAAGTCTCATGTTGTTGCGGCCAAAGAAGGAGATAAGGTTAAACTTATACGCTTCGGAGAGCAAGGGGCATCAACAGCGGGTAAGCCGAAGTCTGGTGAGTCTGACAGAATGAAGAAGAAACGTGCATCATTTAAAGCGCGTCATGCTAAAAACATTAAGAAAGGAAAGATGTCTGCCGCTTACTGGGCTAATAAAGTAAAGTGGTGATGGTAAAGAAGTATAGAAAAGGAGGCAAGTCCAAAGTAAACGAGGCGGGTAATTACACTAAGCCTTCTATGCGTAAGCGTATATTCAATAGGATAAAAGCAGGAACCAAAGGAGGTAATGCAGGACAGTGGTCTGCACGTAAAGCACAAATGTTAGCCAAAGCATACAAGGCAGCAGGAGGTGGATACAAAAACTAATGGCACTCAAGAAATCACAAAAGTCACTAAAGAACTGGACTAAGCAAAAGTGGAGAACCTCTGATGGTAGTAAGTCAGAAGGCAAGAAGCGTTACTTACCAGATGCTGCGTGGAACGCATTGTCTCCGGCAGAGAAGGCTGCTACAAACAAAGCGAAAGCGGAGGGTAATAAAAAGGGAAAGCAATTCGTTGCTCAACCAGACAAAATCAAGAAGAAGGTAAAGAAGTACCGATCATAATTCTTCTATAGAAACAGGGCTTCTAAACTTGTGACCGTCTTGATGTCTCTTTATATTTTTGTCAAACGGATATTGTATTAACCGAAACCATAGTCCGAACGGCCCTGTTTTATAATGCTTTCTGTTTCCCTCTGGGGCACTGCTGTTACTAAAGTAGTTTGTTATTTCATAAGACATCTCTGGAATATATGTTCCGTCCCACTTATCTATACCACCACAGTTCAGCATACAGTTGTCTATAGTTTCCTTTAACTGTATGTCTATGTATATGCCGTGAGTAAAACCAATGGCGCATATTTTCCACATTAAATCGTAAGCCTCTTTACTAGGCGTCCCTATTAGTGCTATATCGATATCCCATGTAAGCCAACCCTCTAAAGCACCCCCTAGGACATACGCTTTATATTCTCCCAGGTCTAACTTTTTTATATCATTGACGGTAGAGACAAACAACGGATCTTCAGTACCCTCTATAGAGTACCATCCTTTGCGCGTAAACGGGCCATATTCTATAATAACATCTGCGTAACTCACTTTAGTAAACTTACAAAACATTGTTTAAATTTGCCTTACAAACACATAGTATTATGAATGACAGAATGAAAGAGATGTACAAGAGCGGAGGTTTACTTAAAGCCCTCTTGAAAGATCCGTCTCAAAGAAAGATGGCTGCCGACATGCTCGCATCTAACAGCGACTCTGTTGTGGACGGTAATGCCGGTAGAGGTGGTACCAAAAAATATGTTGCTGGCGGCTCAGTAGAAGAGCGTATCAAAACAATGCTTGGTGCACCAGCAGGTTTTAACCCTGGTGCTAAAGACCAATACGCAATGGGCGGTAAGATGGACTACGGAATGGGTGGTGCAATGAAGTACCGCAATGGTGGAAACATGCCGGGTGAAGACGAGGAGGTAATGCTTGATCAAGTCAATGTAGTAGATTCAGAAGGCCAGAGAAGTTTTAAAAGTCGACTCTTCATGCCAGAAGGTTTATCTAACGAGGACTATATGAGAGAACGCTCTAACCTGGGTAGAGAGTTAGCAGACAACTTAACGGGAGGTTCAAAACCAGTCAGCAATAACGTTGTTAGAGCCTTAGTTGGAGAAGAGGTTGAGTTAAGCGACATGGAAAGAAAAGAATTAAATTACTTGCAATCCAAAAACGCTTCGTCTATGCTTACAGATCTGCAATTAGAACGCGGTTTATTGGAGCAAGGGTATATAGATAAAGAATCTCGTACGCGTGTGTCGCCAGAGATGATGTCTGAAGCAGAGCGTCGCGGATTAGGACTTAAAGCCGATAGAGCAGGCTTAAACGCTACTTATCAATTTTGATGTAGCATAAGTGCATAGATAAAAAAAAGAGGGGGCCGTTAAGACCCCCTTTTTTACATTAAGACTTCTCTTTTTCGGATAATAGATCCTACTATTCCGTAGTCGCCATTTTCGTTTTGCATTTTAAAAAGGACAACAACCCAATTATCATATGCAAATTCTCTTGCTGCAATAACGCCTTCCCAAATTGGCGGTGCAGTATTCCACTCTTCACAGGTTTCAAGCAACGCCTGGTACAATACTAATCCTGTGTTTTCGTCCCATACATCATAGGAGTACCATCCATTATTTTGGTACTCTATTTGTACGTTTGAAGCATCAAATGCTAATTGAATTTCAGCAGGGACTCCCTGCGCTTTTGCTGCTACTCCAGTAAGGAGTAATAGGCTCATAATTAAATGTTTCATAATAAATCGGTTAAAATTTCACTGCAGTAAACATAGTAATTCCTTTTTAACTTTGCAACAATCAGTTAAATTTTTTTGAAATGAATAGTGTAGAATCAAACATGGAGCAGCAGATTAAGGATGCTGGCTTTAGTATCTCGGATACAATGCCAGGCGGAGATAATCCTGCACCACAAGAAGCGCAACCACAAGAAGCGCAAACAGAACAGCCACAGGCTGAACAACAAGTAACAGCGCCCGAACCGAGCGCACCAGTAGCAAATGCAGAACCTGCACCCGCTGCTCAAGAGGTTCAACAAGAAACCGCTCCCGTACAGGAGTCCACACCAGACCCTGTACAGCAAGAGCAAAGTTCTTTTAATGAGGATTTATCAGCACTAGAAACTTTCTTTGGTGCTCTGAGCGAAACGCAAACAGAGACTCCACAGCAGGTAGACAGTACTGAATCAATAACTGCAACAGAAATCGACCCACGAATTCAAGTTATTGCTGACTTCGTTGAGAAGACTGGACGTTCACCGGAAGATTGGTTCCGCTACCAGGCATTAGATCCATCCGAAATGGATGATCGCACTGCGATGCGTGTACAAATGGCAAGTGAATATCCATCGTTGGCAAACGACGAGATTGATTTACTAATCAACTCTAAGTACAAGACTGACGACTCAATGTACAACGAAGAAGAAGTAAGACTTGCAAATCTACAGTTGAAGATTGATGCAGAGAAGGCTCGTAATAGTATTGGTACACTCCGTAATGATTATACCAGTCCTGTTATTGAAACTTCAAACCAAGCCGAAGAGGAACCAAATCCTTTCGACCAATCTTGGCTCAATGCGAATCAAAAATCACTTGGAGAGTTAGGCGAAATTGCCTTTGACTTACCTGGTGGTAAAGCATTCAACTTTGGGGTACCGCAAGATTATCGAAGCGAACTTGGTAAATCTAACAGCGACATGACTTCTTATTTTGACAAGTATGTTGGAAGTGAAGGTCAATGGGATCACGACTTGTGGAACATGCACAGAACGGTGACAGACAATCTGCCACAAATTCTAAACAGCATTTACGCACAAGGTCTTAGTGATGGTCAGCGTACCATCGTTGAGAAGGCTGCTAACATAGACCCGCAACAACCGCAGGCTAATCCGAATACGAGTCAACAGGATTCACTAACACAACAAGTACTTGATGCGTTAGGGCGTCCGCAAATGTTTTTAAAATAACTGCTATAAAAAAATATTATCATGGCAAATTCGTACCCTCCGGTATTTAACGACAGCAAAGCAGCGGTATTCCGCCGCCTTGACCCAGCGAAGTACACTTCGTTGGCTGATTTCATTGACGAAATCAACGCACCAGACAACCGTGACCAATTGGTTAAGACCTATGGTTACCAACAAATCTCTGGTGGACTTACAGGTTTCTTGAGTCTTACAGGTGCAGTGCGCGCAAGCGGAACTGCTGACGCTGTACAGTACTGGGAAGAAACTCGTCTACACTCTTACGCTTCAGTCAACTTGGCAGCAACAGCGGCATCAGCGGCTACTACCTTGACTTTGACTAAAGCAACAAGTGATGCTAACGTATTGCGTTTGAACGACGTTGTATTATGGAACGGTAAAGAGCGCGGTATCGTAACTGCTATCTCTCCAACAGGTGAGATTGGTCACGCTGCTACTGCTTCTTACACTGTTGAGATTCTAAACGGCAACATCGGTGCAACTGCAGCGACTGGTGCTTACAACCTTCCAGTAATCGGTAACTTGTTCGCTCAAGGATCTGATCAGAATGCAGGTTACTTAGAGTCAAACGTAATCAAGCGTACAAACTCTTACAACATTATCAAAGAGGTATTCAAGGTTACAGGTTCTCAAGCAACTAACATTGGTTGGGTTAACGTAGGTAACGGCGACTACCGTTGGTACGTGAAAGGAGAAATGGACACTCGTGCTCGTTTCCTCGACAAGCGTGAAATGATGTTGTTGTTGGGTGAGACAATCACTAACACGTTGACAACTACAAACATTGGTGGCAGCCCAACAGCGGGTGAAGGTTACTTCGCTGCTATCGAAGATCGTGGTATTGTACAAGATGGTGAAATCACTTCGTTCGGTCAGATGGACACGTTGATTGAAACATTAGACCAGCAAGGTGCTGCTCCAGAGTACGCTATGTACGTAAACTCTTCTCAAGCATTAGAGATTGACGACATGGTTGCTTCATTGAATGGCGCTGCAGGTTTCGGTGACGTAACTTCTGGTATCGGTGCATTCGGTGGACGTGGTTCAGAACTTGGTTTCGACTCATTCAAGCGTGGTGGATACACATTCCACAAGCACTCTTGGAAATTATTGAACGAACCAACACTATTAGGTTCTGCTAACCCACACTACTTGGGAGCAATGATTCCGTTAACAACTGTTGTTGATCCTAAGACAGGCGATCGTGCTGCTGCTTTGGAATTAAACTACAAAGACACTAACGGCTACTCTCGCGAAATGGAGCACTGGATGACAGGTTCTATCTTAGGTGTAAACAACACCAACGAAGATAGCCTTCAGTTCAACTACCGTTCTGAGTGTGCATTGGTTACTCGTGCAGCAAACCAACACATCCTTATCACTGCATAAGGAGAACAAACATCGGAGGGGGGCGTTGCCCCTCTCCTTTTTTTAATTATTTAATTCTATTCAAATGGCAACACAAGCAAAGGCTGCGCCTGCAGCAAAGAAAAAGACTGCGCCCAAGAAGGGTTACAGTGCTATCAAAAAAAATCCTACCGCTCCATCACAGAAAGTGTATCAAATCGTTAAAGGTGGCGGTATTATATTCAAACTAAGAACAGAGACAACAGTATTCGACCCGGAGACAAATAGTGTTCGCGCTATTAGATATTGTCCAGGGGAGTCTAGTATCTACAAGGAGGAGCAAAGCATAAACGCTAGACGCTCTCACATCGCATTTAATGATGGGTTACTTGCGGTGCCGGTGTCAAAGCCAAACCTTATGGAGTACTTAGATAAACATCCAAGCAATGTCGCTAATGGTGGCAACAAGTTTAAAATTGTAGACAACAGCACAGATTCCGAGGAACAAGTAGAGCAAGAGTTCTTGACACATGATGCTATTGCGTTAGTTCGAACCAAGGACTCTGATGAGATTTTATCAGTAGCGATTGCCCTCGGTATCAATATTGAGCAGAAGATGATTGAGATTCGCCGTGAGTTACTCAGAGAGGCTAAGGCAAATCCGGTTCAGTTCATATCGATGTTCGATGACCCACGTGTGAAGGTACGTTCCGCTGTAATTCAAGGATCAGACTTCCAGATCCTGGCGGCAAAGCCAGATGGAGTGTATTGGTTCGACAGCGGTAGATTAATTTTATCTGTCCCTGCAGGCCAAGACCCTGTAGATATTATGGTTCGTTTCTGCCTCACCGAAAAAGGTGTTCCAGTTTACGAAGAACTTGTTTCTAGATTAGAAAAACTTTCGTAAGTTTGTCTTATCTCAGTACATAGGCATAGTAATGAGAATCGGTTAATGCAAGAAAGGGGGCCCCGTAAGGCCCCCTTTTTTATTCGTATATTTGCTACAAAGCCTCAAGGCATATGGCAAGTGTAGAAAGAGTATATAAAGCAGTAAAAGATATAGCGAACAAAGACCAGAGAGGGTTTGTAACTCCCTCTATATTTAATCAGTTCGCAGGTGTGGCACAGATGAATCTGTTTAACAGATTGTTTGATGATATATCAATGGCAAACAGAATGCGCCGCATGGCTATTGATGGCCCGCGTCAGTTTGCCTTCTCAAAAAAAGTAGAGGAAGACCTATCGACCTTCGCTAAGAAGGTTGAGTTAACTCTTACGAGCGGAACGGTTGCTAAACCAAGTGACTTTGCACGTGTCATATCTATATCAACTATAGGGAAAAAGATTCTCGGTGTACAGAAGCAGTCGCTAGTATCTCTTGTATACAACGAAGACCACATTGACAGAATACTTAACAGCGATTTATCAGCACCTTCTGATGACGCTCCTGTCGCTCTCATAGCAAACGACATAGAGGTGTTCCCAAATGTCAACACGAGCATTGCTAAGATTAACTTAAGATATTACAAAGTACCACAAGGTATTCTTCCAGACACTGGTGCAAAGACATCACAGTCTCCTAAGTTTGGTTATACTTCATCTGTTGCTGGTGTAGAGATTTATTCTTCAGCCAATAGTGTGGACTTTGAATTACCAGAGCAGTACTTCACTGAACTCGTCAACGAGATACTTACACTTGCTGGTGTAAATTTACGTGACAGCGATGTGTACAACTACGGCTCTTCAGAAACCACTAAAGACGAAAGTAGATAATGAGCCAGGCATACGTTACAGTAGATAAAGTAATCAACGATTACATCATGAGTGTGGATATGGATGACTACGGGTCAGCCGCATCTGATTATATGTTACGTCAATATGCGTTGCGAGGCATACGTGAATTCGGATTTGACATGTCTCATAATATTAAGACAACTCTGTTGGACGTAAACCAATCGCTAGGCACAGTTGATTTGCCTTCTGACTTTGTTGAGATGGTTAAGATTGGTCAACTTGGAAACGATGGATTAGTGTATGTGTTTGCAGAAAACCCCAACATGAACATACTACCAGATCAACCCGCTGATGCTATTCCAGATTATCTACTTGGTTTTGACTCCTATGTATTTAGAAACTTTTTATATGAAAATACAATGGGTCGCCTCTACGGTCTTGGCGGTGGTCAAGGTGCTGGTGAGTACAGAATTAACTGGGAAGAATGTCGGATAGAGATATCACTTGTATCCGATACAACACAAGTTGTCCTTGAGTATATATCAGATGCAGCCAAATGCGACAATCCTTGTGTCCCTGTTTTTGCAGAGCAAGCATTACGCGCATACGTCTACTACCACACAATACAACGCAAGGCCAGCGTACCGGCTAACGAGAAACAGCGGGCACGTGCAGAATACTATAATGAAAGACGCCTGGCTAACGCAAGGCTCAAGTCCTTTAATAAGTTTGACGCATTGAGCGTTACCCGCAGAAACTTCAAACTAAGCCCTAAAGCGTAATAGATGGCTTCTATAGATAAACTACTTCCTCGCTCTCTAAACAAAGATGATGATGAGCGTCTAGTTACCCGAGTGGAAATGACGGATGCGCAAAACATTCGTGTGTCTATCGACGCCGACGGTGAGGCGCTTGTGTTAAAAAACTCATGGGGTAACACACATCGTTCAGCAAGTATTGAAAACGGCTCAATGCCCTCGGGTACAAATCTCACTATCGGTAGTGTCGGTGATGATGCCGCAGCACAGGTGTATTATTTTGTTTGGAACAGCAACCAGAATCATACGATACTTCGCTATGACCAGAACGCCAAGAAGACCTACATAGTTTATGAAGACTCCGTTCTTAATTTTACTGAGGATGGTTTTGTGTATGCGTCTATAGTTGAGTTGTCAAACAGAGACATCCTGCTTTACTTTAACGACGGACAGACGGCGCCTAAGAAGATAAACGCTACCCTAGCAGAGCAAAGTATATCTGGAGCAGGAGGGTACCCGTCTACTTTTAATAACGGAACCCCCCAACAGCGGAGAAATTATATCACGGTAGCGAAGCAGCCTCCTTTGTTCCCCCCTACAACTGTATTTAACAACAATCCAGAGTATCCTCAGAACGACATATTCGAAAAGAACTTTCAGTTCGCATATCAGTATGAGTACTACGATGGTGAGGAAACCGCACTGAGCCCATACTCTGAACTTGCTATATCTAAGAGCCAATTAAAAGACGGCTTTATAAATGCGGGTGCAAGAAATTACTGGAACGAAATAAAAATTACGGTAACGAACTCGGAACTTGATGTAAAGAACATCAATATCTACGCAAGACAGGGTGATAAGGACTCCGCATTTTTCTTGATAGAAACCATACCTAATGTGCATGGATCAGGAACACAGGTTCGTGCTTTCCGTAATGATTCTAACTATAAAGGCTTGTCCGCTATAGTGCAGGACAATACATATTCAAATGTACCCCAGCGTGCAGATAGCCAAGCGATGTCGCAGGGCCGTTTGTTCTACGGTGGATACACAGAGGGTTATAACAATACAGGTACCGGTGGAATGACGGCGGTTCCTAACTATTACAATAAGCCCAATACTTTTAACATACCTATAGAGAAGTATACTCTTTTCCAGAATCAATTCTCTGTAGATTTTGCAAACATCCCATCGGTCATAACTAAGGATAGTAAGATTTTACTTTCCTTCTCATGGCAGGACGGCCCTGTTGTTATTAAGAACGGCGAAGGCAACAAAAAGGATTACAATTTTACAGAGTTTGCTCCACAGATACGGATTTACGATAATGAAACCGGAGGTACCGCGCAAATTAATTCTAAAGCAACTGAACTCAAGGCCCTAGCAGGAATACGTTACCTAAACAATGGTAGTATAAACCAAGCAGCAATAAACTTAGACGGTGGATTTTTAAACAGCCCACCCAGTATAAATTTTGTTGCTCAAAAGGGAACGTCAGACAGCACTGAAAAAACTATAGCCGTACGTAAAATTGTAGGCGGTATCAAGGTTGTGAGTAGCGGAGTACAGGTAAGGGAAATTATCAAAGTAACAGCAGGTACAACCCAGGCTCAAGTAAAGGTGCTAGTTAGGGAAACTATTGAGGGGTTATATCCAATACAGTTTACTCCACAAAACGGAGAGGCCGGGTTTAGTAATCTATTTACAGGTGGAGATACCACTGTCTCTGGCGAATCAGCAGCATTTAAGGGAACAGGAAACGCTTGGATAAGAAGAGTAGAGACAGGATTTCCTGTGGCTACTAAAGATTATTATGGCATCACCATGAATCATGTTACGTTTAAGTTTGATAAACTAGTATTCGGAACACGTGAGGCTCAAATCCTAAATGGCGATAGTATAGTATCTCAGTTTGATGTTCTTGAAAGAAACATAGATGGCTTTACTAACGACATTGATTTTAACGGAAGAGTACAAAACTTGAACGGAGAGTGGGTACAAATTGACAACCCTCAGACTCAAAGAAAATATTTCACTGTAGACAGAGTTGGTTCTTCAGTCAACCCCGGGGGTTGCTTTCTTATTGATGAGGACGAAATGGACGGGTATCGTTGCTTTAAGTCTGGTTCAAGTCATGAGTTGGGGCTTTTGTTTTTTGATGACAAAGGAAGGCCAGGCGGTGTTCAGCCCTTAGACAATGAGGTTTTTATAGAGCACACAAACAATCGCTCAGACGAGAACTCTCTTGATGGAAGAGCAGATATAGTTGTTCGGTTTGATGACACCTTTACTGCGCCCGATTGGGCTGAACGATACAGTGTAGTCTATGCCGGACAAGGGTCGATAATAAACAAAGTACAGTACTCAATAGGGGGTGCCTATGTTGCGATGAATGACGCAGACGCTGGTTCGTTTGGCTCCTCGCAAAACATATACCTTTCTCTAGGTACATTACAGAGTAGAGCGAATTCATACGACAATCAAACCGGAGCGTTAATTAACTACGGATTCGCAGAGGGCGATAGAGTTAGAATAGTTAGGTATGGTGACGACTTAAAAGAAACATCAACCTGGAAGGTCGCTAAGACTGTTACGCTAATTGCAGATCCTGCAACAAACCCTCTTCTAGACAGAAGTTCTAAGGCTGCTATACAAAATACAACAGGAGACTTCCTTCTTATAGAGGACAATGATACACAAGAGTGGAACACATCGAGTATACTAAAAGGAGTTTCGAAGTGGAACAACAAGTGTGTTATAGAAATATACAGAGAGTCTGGCGCATTTGAAGAAACATTCTATTACGAAATCGGAGAGAACCTTTCTATAGACAGCAACGGTGTCCCTCAAACCTTACGTACAGGCACATCAGTAAGCATTAAAGTAGAATCAGTAACCAGCGGCACACCCGATATTGTTGTCGCTGAAGTAAACAAAAGAGTTTTTAAAGGAGACTTTATAGAGACTGCTGGTGGGGCCATAATCAAAGTGGGTAACGTAATTTTTAATGACGACACAACCTATCCTTTTAAACTCTACGGAGAAATTCAATCCGGAACATTTACTGCCCCTACAGTTTACAGCATGACTGTGACTAACCCTGGATCTGTTGTTCAGTTTAGCCAGGGTGACTCGTATTTTAGGTTACGCACGCTGTTCTATGGAAACGCACCACGCAGGGGTGATGAATGGAGAAACATGGCGCTAGCCTATTCTCAGAATGCTATCGTTGATTTTGTAGAAGACCCACGGGTAAGCGATTTTTATGAATCAAACTACACATCGCTCGGTAAAGCCTTCCCATATCTACCAACAGCGACGACCATAAAAAGATTTGGCTCTATTACATACTCAGAACCTTTTGCGTTTGAGAATACAAGACTGGGCCTATCCTCTTTTAATTTTACACAGCAAAACTATAAAGACCTATCGTACGATTACGGCTCTATAAAATCTTTAGTGCCGTATGATGAGTTCTTGTATATAGTACATGAGCGAAGAGCAGGTATAGTACCCGTAAGAAGAAACATATTAACAGCGAACGATGGAGAATCTTTGACTGCTACTAATATGATACTCGGCCCAGTAAAATACTATGTCGGGGAATACGGGTGTAATAACAACCCGGAGTCCGTGTCGTGGTACAGAGGATATGTGTTCTTTGTTGACGCTAAGGCGGGCAAGGTTGCTCGTATAAACTTCCAGAGTGGACTAGATCTAATCAGTGAGCAACTGGTAGACAACTTCTTTAAAAACAAAATGTTCTCGGCTAGCCCATCTGCTAAAAACAGAAAGTATATAGCAGGAGTAGACCGCGAAAACTATGAGTACATCATTAGTTCACCCGCTTTGTTCTCGAGCACCATTTCAATAGATGATTCGTGTAGCGGAGAAACCGCAACTGGACTTGGTAAAACAAACGAGGACGGCAATCTAATCAACGTGAGCGCTGTGTATGATGACTCACTAACCTTTGATTGGAATACATACGCTGTAAACTGGGAATGTGCTGAACAGGAATGGCAGGACGCAGGTAAAGGATTGTTGCTTATCGATAACTTGACCAACAACCCTATCGTAGGATTGTCTGCGGATCAATCTCCGAGCATTACTGGTGTGACCACAGCCATACCTATATTAATTACCTCATCGGCTTACCAGGCGTATCATACAGGGAGATACGATCAGGTTACCGGGGTGGTAACTCCCGATAGTGCAGGTCAATCTTCTTTAACTATAAGCAATACATCAGAGACTCTTGCAGAGTTCACTATAGCCTATGATGTAAAGTCTGATTACTGGAGCACAAGATATTCTTATCAAGCAGAAAATATAATAGGTCTTTCCGACAGGTTATACACCTTTAAAAACGGTGGTATATATGAACACAATCCAGATGCTAGCCGCAATACATTCTATGGTGTTGCAGGAGATAGTATTGTAGAGTGTATTTCTAACTTCAATCCATCTATGGTCAAGGTCTACGAAGCGGTAAGCCTTGAGGGTGACAATAAAGATTGGAGTGTAACACTAAATAATGTTGACCAAACAAGCACGATTGCTACTTCTATATGGGAGGAGAAAGAAGGGTTCTACTACGCACCCTTACACCAGGACTCAACTAACAATGTGTCTTATACAGCAACAGCAAATATTAGTTCCATTAGCGGAACGTCTGAGGTCTTTGGCTTAGGGTCTGCGGCATCTATTGCTACAGATAAGATAACATTTAAGAACGCAATTAACAGTATAGGATTTCCGCTGGGTGTAACAACCGCGCTGTTTAAAGTTAGCGGGGCCAATCTGGTACCACTAAATCTATATGCCACAGCCCTTGATGGAGAGAAAGTATTACAGTGTAACGGAACCGTAAGTGGTGTTACTGCTAATGATGAGATTGTATTGATTGCTAACTCTGCTATTGAAGGTGACTCTTTGCGAGACTATTACTTGAAGGGTAGGTTTGTAAACTCCACAACCTCAAAGCATGAGTTATATGCTATAAACTTTATATACACTAAGTCCAATTTACACAACCAGCAAGGGCAATAGTATTATCAGTATTTTTGTATTATGAAAAAGATGAAAAATTATTTTGTAGGAGGCCTAATAAATGTAGCGGCAGGGCTTGGTACAGCAGCATACGGTGCATATCAAGAGCGCCAAGCCAAAAAGAAAATGGCACAGGCAGACGAAGCAGCCACTGGCCCGATCAGATCGCAAGCGGCACGCCAGAGAATTGCTCGCCAAACAAGTGATGCTCAAGCAGGTGTGGATGCAGCGTTGCGCGCACAGGCTACAGCGGCAGACCAGATAGCATCACAAGGTGGTGCACGTGGTCTTGTATCAGCGACACCAGCCTTGTTGAGAGCAACAGAATTAGCATCAAATCGTGCTATTCAAAGCGTACCTACTCTTGATGAAACATCTTTAACTGCAGGTCAAAACCAGCAGGCTCGATTAAACTTAAACAGACTTTCTCGTGCAGCAGATGCAGCGAGACAAACAACTATAAGCGGTGTGTCCCAAGCCATCCAAGGTGGAGCAGAAATTCTTGGCTCGAAATTTAAAGTGCCAAAGAAGAAGCCAGAAGCATTGGAACTACCTACCGCTGACCCTGGTGCTCCGAAGACAGATGCTTTAACCGCTATGTCTAACGCTGCTATGCAGGGAACACAGCAGGGCTTGATCGATTTTACTAAGCAAGCCAAGGCAGATAAAGCGGCGTCATTTAATATCCTTGAAGAAGAAGTAAGCGACCCATCGGGAACTCTCTTGCTTGATGAGGTTGATGTTATGGAAGATGGTGGTGTTCAAGAGCCGGTAGATAAAACACCAGGCGAGTTCTCGCATGATGACAATCCAATCGACATTGTACAAGAGGGAGCAAAGATTGGTGAGATGACTGGAGGAGAATACATATTCAACCCAGAGCAGGCTGAAGAAATGCGTAAACTTTCCGAGGAAGGAGATACCGAACTACACGAATTCGTTCGTAACTTACTAAACAAAGAACAATTTAAATAATGGCTGATACATCCACATTCATGGCGGTGGGCCAGGTACCACAAGTAGATTATGGTGCGGTGTACAGAAACGCCAAGGCCCGTCGCGAGTTAGAAGAAGAGAAGAAACTACAATACCTTAACCAGTTCCAACAGGAACGTGGTGCTTTCACTACGGGTATGCAGGATGAACTGCAAGCAGAGTGGGATGCTATCGAGCAAGACCTGGATCAGGGAGATATGTCTCTTGAAGCCAAGGCCCGAAGACAGCGGCTGTATAACAACTACAAGCAACACGCTGCCGATGCGCTCGAATACGCAAACACTGTTAATGATTTAGAGGCATCTATTTTGGCAGACCCAAATGCATACAACGACCCAGCAGCCTTGATGTCTGAGTTAGAAGACGCACGTAATGTACAGGTCAGTGCTCAAAACATAGGTCTAGCAGCCGGTGAACTACCGTCACTAAATGAGTTTAGAAGATTTGCTTTACCAGAGATTGCTCCTAACGCGGCAGCGGGTATGATACTTGAAAACCTAAAAGCCTCTGGGGGTATTAATAACTTCTACGATATGGCTGGATCAGGGGAACTTGACCCGAATGCAGTAGGATCAAGTGTATCGGCATGGTTTAACAGTAACTCCCTATCTCAACAAGAAGAAGACCAGGCCATTGCGTTTGTACTCCATCAACTTGGTGGACTAAGCGGTAACATGGATGACCTTTCTAAAATTAGAAACCTGTCTGATGAGGAGCGTGAAGGGTATATAGGACAATATGCGGAATACGTTACGGGCGCACTTACAAATATGTTGTCTCAAGACATAGAGACACAACGCGAGCAACGCCAAGCAGAGTTATCGGACTACAGAACCAAGTCAAGAATACAAGCAGAAGAAGCGCGGGCAGCAGCGAGCGCTTCCGGGTACGGTGGATTTGTTGTAGAGGCTGGTGACTTGCAATACATGCCTCCTATTACTCCAGATGCAAATGGAAACGTGTTAAAAACGAGTGACCCAGAATTGGCTAACGCTAACATGGCGATTCACGCGAGTATAGAGGGTACACAACCTATGTACAGAGACGAGTATGGTAATCAAAATTATATCGAGAGCATCGGTATAGACCAAGACGGGAAGATGATTGCTATTATTAGAACTAATCAGTCAGTAAAGAACAGGAGTAATAAAACTGAAACTCACGTTGCCAGAACAGTGGTAGACGCATCTGAAATACCGTTGAATGGATTGAGTAACGCTAAACAGGCAGATAAGATTCGTCAGACATACAACAATATGTTACCTATGTGGTCAGCAAACTTTGCAGGTCGTGAGCCACAGCAAGACTTTTCGCAAGATATAAATGTACTCAACGAAACAGAGGTAGAATCAGCGCCAATGCAAGGCCCTGCACCTACACCGGGTGCATATGTTCGACCAGATGCGGCTACTCCAGAGCCTACAATTGAAATCACAGTAGACGAGTGGAGTGACATGAGTAAGCCAGCGCAGAATAACTTTATCTATAGTGAAGCAATATTTCGCAACAGTCAGAAGGTAGAGTTTAATGGTCGTCAACGTAGAAAATGGGATATAATGACACCTACTGAGCGTAAAAACGAATTGGCTAAAGTTCGCAATGAATTAAGACTACAATTGAAAATTGATATTTAATGGAAGACGAGCAGTTATTAGAAGCACTTGAGTCCGCGTACAATAGAGGGGTAACCCTTGAGCAGATGCAGGGTAAACTTAGCGATGACGCAATGGTTGTCGCACAAAATTTTTTTTCAAAAAAAAAAGATGGTACCGAAGATTCTCAGATCGCCAGTCCTTCGGTATCAGCATCAGAGCCTTCGGTAAACGGTACGGTATCTCTATCTACTCGACTCGACTCTGATTCAAAGGCGGTTTCTTCTGGTTTATTAGATGCTGTAAAGTCAGCACAGGAACGCGGTATTACCCTCGAGCAAATGCAGGGTAAGTTATCTGATGATGCGTATAATTTAGCCAGTCAATACTACAAAACCATAGAGTCTCAACGTCCTGTTAATCGCAAGATGAAAGACCACTGGTTAATCATTGACGAGAACCCAAGTGAGTTGGGTAGACTTTGGAATCGCGCTGTATCTGGTGGTATTCTTGCTAACGAAATAGCAGAGGCAGAAATCACAGGGGTAATGGATTACGAGAAGATAGCCTACCTCAACAATATTGTTCAAAGAGACGCACCAAAAGAAGAAGACTACCTATACGATACCGATAATCCTGTAGGTAGTTTTGTGCTTGATGTAATACGGACTATACCCGAGTCATTAATCTCTATGGCTACAGCGGCAGAGGCAGGTATCAGAGGTGCAGCAGCAGGTGGTGCTACAGGTGCAGGTATAGGTTCAGTTATACCTGGTGCAGGTACAGCGGCAGGTGCAACTACTGGTGCTATAGCAGGATACTTTGGTGGAACATCGCTCGCTCTCGAGTACGGTCATTCTATTATGGATGTGCTTCGTGAGGAGGGCGTAGACGTCACTTCTCCAGATCAATTAGAGGAAGCCTCACGTGACTCAAGGATAATGGCTAAGGCACGAGAGAAAGGGCTCAAGCGTGGTATACCTATCGCAGTATTCGATGCCATATCGGGGGGTACTGCGGGTAAGGTGGGTAACGTACTCGTAAAATCTGTAGGTAAATCAGCGAAAAACAGAGCCATGAAGGTGGCTGCGGCAGAAACCTTGGTTCAAGCAGGGCTTGGGGGTACTGGTGAGTTCGCAGGACAGGTGATATCGGGTGAGGAAATTAGACCAAGAGACATAGCGCTTGAGGCATTCGCTGAGTTAGGCCCAGCAGCACCCGTAATGGCCTACAATCTTGCAGGTCGTATCGGTAAAACGCCTGGTGAATTATCATACATAGACTGGGCAAAAGAACAGGATCAGAAGAAACTCTCTGTAGCCAATGAGATATCGTTTGTGGCTAACAATGGGGAGATTGCATCTATAGATAATGAGATTCAAAAACTTAGAGAGTCTAAGAAGAAAGACCCAACCACAAAGAAAGCAGTAGACGCTAAACTACAGCGACTAAAACAAGAGAAGTACAGTCTACTCAAAGAGACATCAGAGAGAGTGATGAAACTTGAGGGGATACAAGAAGAAATAGCAGACCAGTTAACACGTGACCTTAATGCAGCAGCGGCAGTATTAAAGGAAGGTAATATTACTGCGGAAGAAAAGGTTGCTATCGAAGAAGAGATGGAGCAGTCGGCTAAAGAGTTAGACCAGTTGCTGTCATCACAAACAGAAGAGCAAACACAAGCACAACCAGATGATAAAAAAGTTAAGCCCGAAGAAGTACCAGGTGCAGAGCAAGTCGGGGAAGAACTTGGGGACGTACCCAAGTCGGAAACAAGCAGAGCGAAGGCTCAAATTAGTGGAGTACTTCAAGCACGCGAAGAAGAAGTAGGTAGAGGGTCAAGACACAAGAGTGTGTCCGACGCGCTGGCTACGTTTAGGTTCAACAGAGACAAGAAGAAAGGAAACTTCTTTAATCTGTTTGATAAAAACGATGCAGGGGCATTAAGAACAATGCTGGAGGAAGGGAAGTATAGCGATGGTACTCGCATTCCTATAAAAGAACAGCGGATACTAAGTAAACTTGTTTTAGCAAGTGAGGCCTATAGACTTTTACATCCAGACTCTAAAAACTTTAATATTGGTTTTGGAAGAAAGGGTTTTTACGCAGCAGGTATGGAGGCTGGTTTCAAAAAGAAAGACTTAAAGAATGCTGCTGGTATAACTGCTGGTAGAGTAGGTGCTACAGATGCTCCTGTTGTAGTGAGCATACCTTCCAGAGATCAGTCTCTTGATCAAAGAGGAAAGGTTGATAGATACACAGCGGAAGGCACTGCATATCACGAGGTTTATCATAAAATATTCTCAAAGTTTTTTAATGACAAACCTATTGACTTCAATCAGTTTAGGAAACTTGTGATACGCAGGTTAAGCGAGAGTAATGTCAAGGAGTTAAATAATTTTGCAGAGCGATACATGGAACGGGAGGACAGTGAATCTGCTGGTGCTTACAAGTCAGAGGAGTTTATGGTTCAACTCGGTGGCTTACTCGGTAGTGAAAGAATTGTTTTTGAAGCATCCTTTCTTGAAGAACTCAAGGCGTTTCTAAATGGTATCGTAAGCAAGATAACAGGTAAGCGTGTACAGATATTTGAAGAGGCTGGTCTGGCTAAAGATATTTCGGAGTACATGAAGGGAATGAGCAAGGCTGTGCGTGCAGGTGCTGACATTAGTCAAGTACCCATGGCTGAATCTTTGCAGACAGAACGCTTTCAAAGAGAGCGACCACAGACTACGGAAAAAACAGAGAAGGACGAGTACGGATTTGAAAAGCCTACGGGCGAGATGGATGTACAGGCAAGTAAAAACGCGGCAGGTATACCAGATCCAGAAAATTACGACAAGACCTTTGACCCTTTAGAGAAACTGACAGGCCTCATAGGGCCGAAGTTAAATGCTTTAGTAAAAAAACTCGAGAGATTTTTCGGTGTAGATAGACTACGCGCTACACGAAAGGATGTGCTCCAGGCACTTGAGGTATCTGAGTCTATCAATGTACAGCACATCAATAGATTCTACCTTGCATTGCGTCAGATAAATAAGATAACAAACAAGTTACCAGACGAGCAGCGACAAGAGATTGCTGACTTGTCAAACGACTACCTATTTGGTGCAAAGGAAGAGACAAGACGCGAAGCATTTGAGAAACTTGAGGAATTAAACCCAGAGTTAGTAAAACAACTTGGAAGATTGAGAGCAATACGCGCATCAATGCAGGAGTCTATACAGAACAGCGCTGTCTTCGATAACTTGAGCAGTGAATTGCAAGAGACTATTATAGATAACACAGCGTCATACGGCACAAGAACATACCGTGCGTTTACTGATCCTAATTTTAAGTTCGACCCACAACTAAGAGCAGCCGCTGAGAAATCTATGGTAGACGCCATGATATATGACATCGCTTTTGACATATATGAAAACGACACCTTCACTGATGAGATGTTTGAGGAGATGGATGCCAGGAATCTCGACATGAATGAGTTAGATGACATTATTCAGTTCATAGAGACAACTCAGATAGACCAGATTAAAACCAGAGTTAAGGACAGCCTAAGAGGTATAGAGAAAGCATCAAAAGAATCACAAGGTAAATATGGTGAGGGATTAGCAGGAAGCAAAGACTTAGGAAAACTAAGGATTCCAACTAAGAAATTAAAGCAACGTCAAGATTTACCTATTGAGTTGATGGACTATATGGGTGTAGAGAAAGACCCATACATTAAGTTTAGCCAAACCATTGCTACCCTTACAAACATGGTGCAACAGTTTACACTGGTGGACAGAGTGAATGAGATTGCACAGCGTAGCGACCTTGGTGATTTAATTGTAACGACTCCTATTGTACGTGCTATCATGGCCACAGACCCAGAGAAAAGACTTGGTGTAAGGGCAGAACAAGTTGCACGTGACATTGGCCTTATAGGTAAAGAAGAGTCCTTTGATGATTTCTATACAAGAACAGGGGGTGAACTAATAGACGGTCAAACTCCTGCGTTTCGCTCAGATCAAATAGACTACATCGAAGACAAACTAAAGGATTACTTCTTAGAGAACTTCACTGTTATTGAAGAAAAGAAATCTCCGATGACTGGTAAGGCTGTGAAGAACGACTTCGTTAGCATGCTGAAGCAAACCCCAATGTATCAGTCTGACAACAAGGTTCTTCAAGGGTACTATAAACTGCTACTACAGATGCGTCGTGTACGTGTACTATACAACCTACCTACCTGGAGAAAGAACATCATGGGTGGATGGTACTTCTTAGGTGCAAACTTTGTGTTGCCGTTTAACAAACACAGAGGTGGGCTGACTGCAATGAAAGATTTGCAGAACAGATTTAAGAAGATGAAAGACGGTGAGTTAGACCCAGAGTACGAAGCAATCCTTGACCGCATGGGTGAACTTGGACTGCTTGGTTCTTCTCCTAACATGGGTATGTTCAGTGATATAAACGATTCATTCATGCAACAGTTAGAGGGTGTGTCCCCAGAGTTAGCGTGGAGTTGGTTACCAGCAGGTGTAAAAAAAGCACAGCGGGAGTTGGGTGTACGTGCTGCGCGTACTGCATATCAGTATGGATTCATTGATGACTATACTAAGATGATTGCTTACCTCACTAAGCGTGAGAACTTTGCTAAGAGACTTGAGTCTAATCCGGAGGGTAAGTCATACGATGAACTTTCCTTTGCACAAAAGCAACAGGTTGATGAGATGACAGCCGAGCGCATCAAGCAGAACATGCCTACGATGTCTCGTATTAATCCTACCTTCCGTAATCTATTTAAGTTACCAGTGGGTGACTTCCTTTCATTCCGTGTTGAAGCCTTCCGTAGTTTCTTCAGTATCTATCGCAATGCGGTTGCTGATCTGGGACAGGCTATGACTAATGAAAACCTTACCAAGTCTCAACGTGATGCGTACATGGTAGATGGTGCAGGTACACTGAGTATGGGTATTGCATTGGCAGGTCTATCTAAATTTGGATATCAAGCCATAGCGGGTATGCTTTTGAAAGATGACGAGGAAGAAGAACTTGGTTTACAAGCAAGGTCAGCAAACTATATACTACCACCTTGGATGCAAGGGTCTAACATTGTCGCTGTAGAAATGAGCAAGGAAGGTAAGATTCGTTTTGCCAACATGAGTTCGGAAGACCCATACGATGAACTGCAAGGACTTATATATGGTCGTAATGGTATATCAAGAAGCAATATGTTGCAAAGTATAGCGTCTGATTTCAAAGACCCTAACCTTGCGGCACGATTACTCTTTAATCTTGTTGATGGAAAAGACTCTTATGGACGACCAATCCTTAATAACGAGGACGTAGGCTGGTTCCATAGATATATCATTGGCCCTAACCTAACGGAGTGGTCAGATGCCTATGGCTCTTATATATTTAAGGAGACTTTCATACCGCCTAACATGAACTACATCGCGCGTGAATACCGCAAGCGTATGGATGCAGCGAAGAAAGACCCCGACTTAGAATTGCAACCCCTTGAAACAGCGGCTGAGTTATCTACTGCGGTAATCTTTAGGGATTACCCTGTTGATATATCAAGACAGTTCTACTACAACATGAGCGCACAGAACTTCCGTAAGCCATACACTTCTCTTAGTGACAACGAAAAATCAAACAGAAAAGTTAGGTTGGACGAGATAAAAAGAGCGTATGAGTTTGCTGCGAACTATGCAAATAAGTTTGGGAACTATAAGATTATAGCAAGCGTAGAGAGTACTATAGATAGGACGTTTGCGAAGAGCCCAGAGGAGGCTATGTATGTGAAGTACGACCTAGAACTTCCGAGATAGGATTCATATATTTGTACTATGAAAAAGTTAAAGAAATTATATTGCTGGTTATTCGTAAAGGTTTTTAAAAGAAAAAGTAAATACTGCGAAGGCAAGAGCGACAATGGTTCGGGGGCTAGTTCTCCGTCCGGTTCATCGGGTTCCTCTGGGTCGTCTGGCTCATCGGGTTCTTCGGGTTCCTCTGGTTCTTCGGGTGCATCTGGTAAATAATGAGTTGGAAAGAGATATTTAGAAATAGCAATGACTGGAACGAGAAGAGTATTCTTGGTGCGCTTTCATTCGCTGTAATGGTTTTAGTCATGACGCTTGATCTGGTAACAGGTGCGTTGGGAAAAGATTTAGTAATCAATGAAGGTGTCTATAACTCTTTCGTGTATGTCACGATAGGATGTTTTGGAATCGCTGGACTAGAAAAATTTGCTAAGTCCGGTGGCGATAAATAAAGAGATATCAGAAGACACGGTAGTAGGTCTATCATTAAAGACTGTTGGTATGATTATCGGCGGCGCAGTGATAGTTAGCCTTGGATACTTTGACCTAAAGGCTGAGGTGCAAGAGGCAAAAGAATTACCCGCACCAGTGATAGGAAGAACAGAGTACGACTTAAAAGATGAGTTGATACGCACCACAATCATGAACACCAAGTCGGATGTTGATGACATCAAGAAGCAACTAGACAAAATAGAGGGGCGCCTCTTCGAGATGAAATGAAAAAGGCTGCCATCGCCATAGCATTCACCCTGCTGTGTGCCTTCAAGGTACCGATCAGGGGATTGGTGGTGGTTCATTATAACGCTGAGTTTAATTCTAGCAACAGCGTACCATTAAAAAAAATTAGTGACGCCCGGGTTATCGATGCGTGGATTGATGACGCTGAGGTTAAGGAGTACGGAAACATAAAGTCTGTTCCTACAATAGTTCTTTATCAAAACGGTAAAGAGATACAGCGGTGGGAGCCGGGGCTTTCATTGAGCCTTTCTGTTACACACCAAGATATACAAGCGGTCATTGATGACATAACTGGCGCAAGTAAATTCTGATGAGAAACATACTGATTACTTTTTTTATACTATCCTCCACATTATCCCAGGCACAGAAGATTGGGGGAGTATTTAAGTACGCTACGTTTTACACTAGCGCTTTTGCTTCATCGCCTATGCCTGCGCAAAAAGAATACTTTGTTACCCAGGCAGGTGAACTGCAAGACATAACCATAGAAAATCCGTTTGACTATAAGGCAACCATAGGAGTGCGTAGGGTTGCTCGCTACGATTATGAGAACAGACAGAACAGATTCTATGATGGACAAACAGAGTCTACAACAGCACTGTCTGCAACGGTTGGTTCCGTAAAGGGGCTTGAGTACCTCGCTCAGTATGATGTGGGACGTCAACAGGGGTCAGAGTACATTAACCAAAGATACTTCCTTAGACACCTCTCTAGATACTTTGTGATAAAGGCTGAGTATTATAACCAAGGACTCGTTGATTTAAACTTCACCCAGGTAGATAGCCGTGTTCGATTACATATAGGAGAGTTAGACTTCAGTGTAGGTTTAGCGGCACGACAACATCAGCCCTATGGATACGACCCTATTGCAGATTATCTTGCGGATAAGCCTTGGTGGGATCTTGCAATGGATTACGGATACTCAGACAACTACTATGGTATTGACTATGATAACGACAGTGAAATAGATAACTTTGATTGGTGGTGGCAAAACAGTGAAGGAGAAAGAGTTGCTGACACTGATGCTGACTTTAGAAAATATATATACAAAGACATAGTAAACGACTACAACAGAGTGATGCTTGATAGCGTAGGTGCTTTGGCTTCTCTCTCAGCAATAGCCGGTGTAGATTACTATCATTATGAAGATGACTTTTGGATCCACTCCTGGGCAAGTGTACTGCCTTATCATAGACATATAGTTGGAGGTCATGAGTTCTCATATCAAAACTTTGTTGAGCACAATTGTGATGAGGATTGCAATGAGCATAATCATCGTGGTGTCCAATGGGTTGACTATAGTGCAGGTCTTGTCTTTGGATGGAAACCAGGAAAGCGTTGGGGCTTTTTTACAGAGGTCGAGTACATGAAGTATTGGGACAGAAATATATTCAACCTAAGAGCGGGTGTTAACTATCAGTTGAGATAAATGAAATGGCTATCCTTATTAATAATAGTGCTATCATTGAGCAGTTGCAGCGCGCAGTGGCACCTAAGAAAAGCAATCAAGAAAGACCCGAGCGTACTAAGGAAAGACACGGTTGTTGTTACGGATACGATTGTAACTGCACCGGTCTCGGTGCGTGACACCATCACCCTTCAACAGCGGGACACCATTACCATCACTAAGGATAGACTTAAGGTTAACATCGTGCGTTCGTTTGATACCATCATGGTGGATGCTATGTGTGATAGCGATACCATTGTTCAAGTGATAGAAGTACCTGTGCCGTCCATCGTTATGAAGGACAGCGACAGGTGGTACAACAAGGTTTACAAGTTTTCTTTTTACTTACTGTTGCTTCTTCTATCTGTGCTTTTCTTGCGTAAGAAATTAATCTCCTGATCAGGAGCCGCACGCCTCGCAGTCTTCTGGATTTAATAGGTTACAAGTCGGTTGTTCAGCCGATTCAAGTTCTGCTACGAATTTGTCGAAGTCTTCCATAATAAGCAGTAAATAATTGTTAGTGCCCCACGAAATTGTGGGAGCATCGAAGATACAAAATGTATCTATAAAGGTTTCATTTCGTAATAAGGTGAGTACGCGTGTCTTACATCCCATAGCCTTACTTCATCGGGTGAGAAATCGGCAAATAAGTATTCTTCTGGAGATGTAAATAAGATAAACAACACGATGTCCGAATCCTCTTTGTCCATCGCTCTCTTGTTAGCCTTGAATGTTTTCTCACAAGTCTTTACACTAAGTCCGTACTTAATCTTTGTTGACTCTACTATAATGTCTGGGTCATCAGTAACATTCTTTGTTTCTTTTAACAGCGTAGACACTGTATATCTAGTTACCTCTGGTGTAACCTCAAAGTAATGACGGATAAGCAACTCACCAAGTATACCTATGTACTCTGTGTAATACTCTCTTGATACTTCTCCCAATAATACTGATTGCTTTGTACCCTTTCTCTGTTTGTGAGTACCCTTATACCTTCTGCGATTAGCCTCTATCCTTCTTAACGTAAGGTCATTGGCGTATTCTTTTAGGTATGGTGGGATCTGGTCTTTCATGAGAGTCCTTCAAGCCGCAGTTTATTTATGGTAGACAAATCATAATGCTCTTTACAATACTCGTAAAGATTCTTACCAAGCCTCATAGCCTTGGGTAATGTCATGCCCTCTACGGCCTCCTTCCATTCTTGTGGTGTGTCACACAGGATGCCTGTCTCTCCGTGCTTTATAACCTCCTTATATGGCGTTACGTTTGATGCTATGATTGCAGTACGAGTGAACCCTGCTTCAACTACTTTTAATTCAGACTTGCTTTTGTTGAACTTGGAGTCCTTCAAGGGGCTAAGGGAGACATCGAAGAACTTGTACAACTTAGCGTACTGAGTAATATCCACAGGGTTCATTCTATACTTTGCTTTTAATTTTTCTGGATAGTCCATCAGACCCATGCAATATAACTCATGGTCTTCAAACGTCATACCCATCTGCTCTAAATCTTTTTGATGTCCATTGGCTCCGAGATATCCAAAGCGAACCTTGTAGTCTTTAGGCATATCCTTTTCCCAATCAACCCATTGCTCCTCCTTTTGATGTATGGTATTCGGTATCACCCGGTATACAGCGGAAGGGTTTATGTCTTTCATTATCTCTACAAGAAACGCAGAGGGACTCCAAATCTCATCGGCTATGAGTATACTCGCCTTGATATCTTTTGACTGATGGTTCTTGTAGTATTCGTAAGCAGGATTATCCTTTGGTAGTTTCCAATAGTCATCGTTGTCTAATATAAGTTTGACATCATTGTCTACCAGATACTGCTTGAATGCTTTATGATTCGAGACGCTAAACCTTCTTGACCCTACAAGGTTCTTGACCTTTGAAAGGTCGAACTCTTTAAGGTCATTAAAGTTTTCTATAAAGTGTATCTCCAGATCCTCCTCTTCCTTGAGTCTAAGGAAGGGTGTCATTAGCCGGTGATAGTTGATACCATTTAGGCCGTCAAGATAAATCAGCGTCATCATAATGCTCTAGCAACGCGGCTCTTATTAAATCAAATTCTGTATCTATGCTTCTCTTATACTTGCGTATGGTGTTATGCAGACGTTCAGCATCGGTACGAGCCTCACCACTGTTTGTGTGTAGGTCTTCGTACAACTCTATGGCTGCTTCCTGCATTCTTGCAGTCGCCAGGAAATAAACTTTACTTAATAGTTTCGTATCCATGCGCTTTTATTTTTGCTACAAAGGTGTCCTTGGCCACCGTCCCGTCATAATGCGTAGACTGTGATGTGAAAAATCTAGGACTATCGTCATCAATATAACCATTGTTTCGTAGATAATCAGCAAGAAATTTACTGCAACAAATAGCGTTATCAACATCATAACGGCAATTGTAGTAAACATGAATAGACATAGACTCCATGTGCCACTTATCAAATCCTTCAAGAACCTTTTGGATTTTTTCCCAGTAAGTTTTTTTGTACTTTGAGCGTACCGCGTAATGCCTCCCACTGTAAAATTGATTAAGCGAAGGCGGCTTAGGTAACTCCAATTTGATTTCGATAACTTCATCCACCCTCTAATATAAGTCTAAACTACTGTTCTTGTACGCTAAAGGAGTAAAACTTTTCTCACTACTACCAAGATTCCTAAAACCTGTACGTGAACTATTGATTTCAAGAACCACAGGATCATCCCAAGGTGTAGGCTGACCGCCAGTCTCTTGGTTACGTTGCTTACGCACGTGAATCTCTGTACGCTGACGTATGTCGTAGTCATTAGACTGCGTTTTTCTATGGAACGTGATGAATGAATCGGCCCTATTCACGAACTTACCGCCGCCTTCAGTCATCGCTGCACTCGGTGCTACGGGTAATCCATCGGGGCCTTTAATTCTTTGAGCCTCAGTAACTGAGTGGGTGTTCAACCACACTGCCATGTTGTTATTAACACTGAACGTCAGTAGTTCTGATGCGGCCTCGTAGTGATACTCATGAGAAGATAGTTGAGCGTTCTTTGATATGGTTGTCTTCAATGAGTTGTAAGGGTCAATCAGTATACCATCATAAGGCTCTTGTCGTATAAGTTTCTCAGCGAATACTATAAGGTCGGTGTAACTATACACTTGATTGTTATTTATAATCGTAAAATGTTTGTTCACCCACTTGTATGCGGCTACTCTTTCCTCATAGTGCATGTCACTAACAGGTACATCAACTAAGAACTCCATAAGCCTCATCTTAACAGCGGCAGTTCTGTTCTCGGAAGAATATATAATCCATCTCCAATTGTGTAGTACAGATGCTGTCACCATTAGATACAAGGCCATTGTAGTCTTACCTACATTACTGTGCCCGTTGATAATAGTAAACTCTTTCTTAAACAAGTAGTACTTATCTAAGTTTGATAGCCCGGTAGTCAAGCCCTTCTCTATCTTGCCTGTTGCAAAATCATTTATCCATTCCAGATCAGTAGCGTCTGAAGATATAAAGGACATGTCTCCATCGTTGATGCGGAACTCTCTTTTAATCTTGTTCTCATCATCAATAATCTCACGGATAGGCATCGTCTTACCTTGGTTGATTCCATCAGCCATGGTCTTGCGTGCTAGGTCTATGTCTTGTACATCTTTGCGTACAAGTTCACGTTCCATTACACGCAGTGCCTCGTCCTCTTCCATTCTTCCTGCGGCAATGTATCCCCCACACAATATGGATGCACGCAACAACGTGCGATGTTTGTCTCCATCATCAGCCTTGCGTATCATGTGTACCACGATGTCTAACTTCTCGTAGTCAGTGTACGCTTCCCGCTGTACTGCCTCTTGATGTTCACTACCCTCTGATAACATCAGCCCAAAAACATTAGGCTCTTCATTACTTATAAGGTCGGGGTCGTAACTCTCAAAGCATGCGCGTGAAAGGTTTATTCCGGATGGGTCAACCTCTAATCCGTAAGTCCTATCGAAGTATGCTTGCAACGCACGGAAGTGGTCGCGGTGTCTTTCCGGATTCGTTACCTGTACAAGTGCTTTCAATCCGTCTCCACTCGGAGACGTCCAACAGGCGCGTATGTAGTCATCAGTTCCAAGCAGAGACTTGTAGTCCTCTACATCTATATGGTCAAAGTCTAATACAATTATACCGCTGTGCCCCAGGATCTGGCTGTCTCTCCTTCCTTCAAACACACCAGAGAATAGTGCGATAGGTAAAGTTTTCTTTACGTCCTTGTTGCCGGCTCTAACTTCTTCGACCTTATCCTTGCTCTTCCCTACTCGTATACGTGAGAGAGACTCTTCTAGTGTTGTGTAATGTGGGTTGTCTATGTCCGTTACTGACGGAAACATTGTGATGCTCTCACTTGAACTCATTCTCGTAGTCTTTTTCTTTGTGAACTTCCGAGTACCCAACTATATCTTGGCTGTTGATTTTGTAAACTCTAAAGTTTAGTTTCTTGGCTGTAAGTTTTGTAAGGCCCTCTAAAAATTCTAACGCTTTCTTATCCTTGTTCAAGGCCTTGAGGTCTTTTGCTCTACTCACACACTCTAGCCCTTTCCATTTGTTGGTATACATTTTTTTACCACGCTTTGTCTGCCAAATAATATCCACATTATAGTAGTGTATAGGCTGTCTCTCACTTAAGTCCCACCCCATATGCTATTCTATCATTGTACATTTTAATGTCCTCTTCATACAGGATTTCAAAAACCTTCTTGGCCTCATCACCTAGGCTCCAGATCTTGGAGTTGGTAGTGTTACTTTTATACAGCGGAATGGTTTCTCCAATGCGCTCACAAACATACTTCCAATCCTCCTCCATGTTTTCTACCACACCTAGCCACATGTCGTCTTCCATCCATTCAACTTGCTGATACTTTAAATAAGGCTTGCTCCAGAACTTATCAAAGAAATGGAATTGCATAAACATCTCTCTTGTTATTATCTTGTCTTCCGGGGCCGGGAAGTTTCCTGTCTCGTCAAACACCCACGCAACATTGGGGTTATTCCTGTAGTGGTAATCGCAGTTGTACACGTAGTGTGAGATAAATCTTCTCTCTGGGTTTCTGACAAACCCAAACTTAAAGTACTCGTTCCACCTGTCTTCACCGGCTACCTTTTTAATAGAGCCCATTGTCTCGTGACCAAATGGTGGGGTACTATTGTCTCCGACCGTTGCCTCTGGATCTAGTTTGAGCAGTGCTTCCTCCATTGAGGTGCTTGCGTTCTTCGGAATCTTTACGAAGATGAACTTGAATTTATCTGATATAATCATACCTTGGTTATGTTTACTATTTCATATTGGTCTAAGGTTTCCGTATTGTTTGTGTACAAAACCACCCTGTATATTAGAGACTTGTTTAATTCAAGCGTATTGGTAAGCGCCTGGTCTAGAATTACAGAACCCTCTTCATATTTTCTTACATACAAAGGATTGATTGGCTTACCGTTACTGAACACATCCATGTTCTTGTTGTGTACTCTAAGTCCTGCTATCACTGTGCTGTGATGTCGATTAAATACGCTGCCCATATAGGACATTGTAAGTCTTGTGTTCTCTTTAAGATAACCCCATACCATCATCCTCGTTTCAACCAAATCTCTGTCTCTCCTGGCCATTTTTATAGACCCTTCGTGTGCCCGATTGATTTTACAGAACACAGATATGGCGGTCGTTATAGCCTGTTGCTCTATGCTTCTTTCTATTTGATACTCAGTCATACCAAAATTACTTGTCAATTATAATTCGTTTGTAATACTCTGGTGCTAACCTTTTAATCTCCTTGTAGAGTACAGCCTCTGCTTCCCTAAGTTCTTTCTTTGTTTTTGTATCGCCCTTACCTTTTGTGCCAAACGAAGTGTGCAGTGTCGCTAATTTTTCTAACTGCTCATCGACTTGCGCGCGTACAAGAGAGCACATGTTGGCACGTGACGCGCCCTTACATACCTTGTCCATTATTATCTAAGATTAAATTCGAAATGATTCTTGAAGGGATCTCTGCTAGAACTCGTGCGTATATCTATAGCGTACACGTCATCAAACTCTTGATACACTAAGTACTCTCTGCTCTCAAGTAGTTCTCTCATAGATGCCCATCCGTTTGCAACATGCTTGTGCTCTGCCTTAATTAGTTTGGGTCGCAACGCACCCTCGTATGCAACTTGATTAAGGATAACCAAGTCATGCCCTTCGGTGTCGATTTTTAAGAAGTCGATCTGGCTTATACCAGACTCCTTTAACATGTCGTCATAGGTAATTGATTCAACTAACCTTGACTCCACTAGGTTCTTGTTGCCCTCGAGAGTGTACTCAGAGAACGAACTCATGCCCGCAAAGTCTCTATCTTTCTCAATGACAGACTGCTTGAATACATCCATCTGTCTTGAGCCTCTGCTCACATCAATCGCGCAGTTCATGTACGTTACACCATCGTGCTTCTCTAAGTTGTTTAGGTACTCTTGTACCGGCTCAATGATAACTCCTGTCCACCCATTCTTACCTAGGTTATTCAGTGTGTTAAAATCACAACTACCTATCTCAACAAAACATTTAGTAGCACTCATGAAGCGTCTCTGATTTGTGATAGTACTGATCGGGTGCAAAGTATATGTAAGGCATTAGTGTCTCGCCTTCGGGTGTTACTGCACCGCGCTTCTTTCTTTCATACCAATCGGGATGCCCTTCTAACATATCTAACTGCCTTAGTTCATACTCCGATACCAAGAATAATTCTACATCTACATTGAATCCAACGCCAGGTTTCTCTACGAGAAAGGGCAGTCCTGATCCATGTACTACCATAGGGTATTGTCTCTCAGTCTTTGCTTGTGAAACGAATATAGCATTGCTCAGTAGCACGTTGTTTCCAAACCCACGCTTGAGTGTACCGTATACAGCGATTAAAATATCACGCAGTTCTTCGCTATCACTTCCTTGTACCACCACTCTACGTCCTCCTTCTGCTTCGCGCTGAAAATCGTCTTGATTCCTTTGTTTAGTTGCCATCTCTTTTTTCGTCTATTATATTTAATACTGTAAGCCCGCACACTCGGTGAGTCATTCGCGGTCTTTCTTTTTTCTCCAAAGTTTCCATTCATAATAAGAAGTATTAATGCAGGGAGGGGCCCCAGGTGTGGGAGTTTCGCTTAACATAATAAAAACCCCTCCCTTACACTAGTAATTTAGAACGGCAATCCGTCGTTGCCTTTAGCCACTGCTTTAGCGGCTTGGCTTTGAGTGTTCTGTCCTCCGTTTGCACGTGGATTGAACACACTCGTGAATGCAGTTCCGTCGGTCTTGATGATGAAGTCCACGTTCACATTGCCTGCGCCCGTTAGATACTTCTTCATTTCATCCAACTGATCTTCCTTGAAAGAGATGTTGTACTTGACAACACCGCTATCAAACTCTTTGCGTTCGCCTACATATCCCATGTAGACTCCCTTGCTTTGTTGTTGTGACATAGCAATTGATAGATTAAATTTCCCCTTGTAAAAAGAACGTAGTAGATGGCTTGTCATTCTCATAATGCTCCTTGATAATACTCAAGGCACGAGCCACTTTACGTCTACCAGAGTCAAGGGTTTCCTCTGATGCTTTGTATACTGCTGGTAAATACGGGTATGCTTTCTCTTGCACTACCCAATAGAAATCCTTTACTCCGAATGCGTGTGTGTATAGGAATGCCTGTATGTCGTATCCGAATACACGTACATCTCTTGGGAATCCCTTCACGCTACGAGAAGACTTACTGTCTGCTATGAATCCTTTGCCGAGGCAATCAAGGAAACCACGGAAGGGAACTACCTCCGCGCCAATTTCAAGTTCTTGTAAGAACTCTACTTGATAGTCCCCATCCAGGTATATGTTGAGTACCTTCGATTCATCGAGCCTTGTTATCATGTCGATACATTGCTGATAGTCATCTATAGATACAACAGTCTTGTCTTTTGCTTTTGTTTTTTCTTCAGCCTTCCATTCCTTGTACACCTTAGTGACACGAGGGTTCTTACCTCCAACCTCTTTGATAATCTCTGTGTCATCCATGACATGGAAGAGGTCGTTGAACTTGTGTGCTTCAAACAAAAGGCAATCGTAAGCACTCCCAAATGTGAGTGCCTCCGATTCCTTACGCAACTTGCCTTGCATATATAATTCAAACAGTGCAATGTCTTGCAGTGCATACTTGATTGAAGAGTACGATAGGTACTTCTTTCCTGTCTTCTTTACTAAAGACTCAAACCATCCATGAGTCATACTAACTTCTCTAACTTAGAAATCTGAGAAGCAGTCATGGTGCCTTTGTATTTGTCTTGTATCGCAGTGAAGCGTGTGTTACGATCAGGCTTGTTCTTACCTGCCTTGATGTACTCCACTGACTTCTTGAATATCTCGTTGAGACTTTCCTTGCTTTTGGGTGCAGGCTCCCCTTCCTTAGCGATTGCCATGCCTACCTCATCAGCCGTAGCGATTGATGTCTCTATCCCTATACCTAAGAACCCAAGGGCTCTACCTACAGCGGACGTTTCACAATTTTCTACGTATGATGTTTGATTAATTCGAGAGGAACTCTTGTCCTCTTGCGCCATACCTTGAGCCAATACATTGCCTTCGGCATTTGATATGGTTGCTTGTATGACACATGACTCAGGATCCAGGTGTAGCACCTGCGTTTCCAATGAGAAGTCTTTATACTCTGATAGAGTACGGAATGCAATGACACGTTGATTAACCTCAACGTACTGCTTGCCTTTGATGTTCGTTGTTTTGAACTGATAAGTGTTAGACATAGTATATAATTTAATTGATTCGAATTTACGGTATCCACATTTAATTAACAAGTGCTATGGTAGATATTTTTTTACAGGCTCAAGGTCTGGAAGTTTCCACTCAATATCCCACCTTTTGATGAGCCGAAATACTGTGCGGGATGTTACCCCCAGTTCCTTGGATGCCTCATTTACATTCTGGTGTTTGCACAATGCGTACCTTACCATTACCCTCCAGTTTCTCTCTATGTTGAGGTCTTCCTGTGGATACTTCATCCCCTCTACTTCTTTGTAGAGAGTCCACTCTTTCTTTCCTGCCATCTTCTGTACATGTTTGCGGCCCATGCTCTACGTTGAGTAGGGTTTTTATAAATAGGGCGTAGCCTTGCCATTGCTATGCGCATAAATTGTTTCATCCTTTTCATTGCTGTTCTCCTTTACCGGTTAGATACATAAACAAGACAGCAAGCATAAGTGTAAGTACAATTAGTGTTTTCATTTCTCTTTGGTGTTAAAGGTTTTCCCACTTATATCCAAAACACAATCTCATCATAGTACGATGAAACCAATTAGGTTTGTAGGTTAAATTAAATTGAACATAATGGTCTTTTCCTAAT